TCAATAGGTGGCTACTTTACCAGATTCTTTTGTGTCTGTAACGACAGATTGCACGTAGGACAATAACCAAAAACTTTTTCGCCCATCCTTGTATGGCCTTTGGTATCTGCCTTCACGAATCCGAGCGTCTAGAGTTTCAGGTTCGATATTGAGCATGTGTGCAAATTCTTCACGACCAACTCGGCGTTCTTCTTTTGACTGAGCAATACGTTCAGCTACAGCAACAATCTTTTCTAGAATGCTAGCCTCTATTTTAACTATTTGTCCCATTTACCCCTCCATACTTTCCGCTTTAACTTCTTCTAACATTGCCTTAACTCTCTTTAATTCAGATCTACTATGAGCTATACCACCACCATTAATATCCAAGTAAAACTTTAGTAAATCGGCCTTGTACTGAAAGTCATACATCTTTACCACGATTTGCAAATCTCTAAAGATTTGTCGTCTAGGTAGTTGATCAAACTTAAGACCAAAGACCTTTAATTCACCTGCGATAAATCTTCTAATAGCAGTTAATCTTTGCAATCCATCAATACAAACCATTTGATCAAGGAGATCGCAATCTTTGGCTCTCTCTTTTCTCCAAGAAGGGCAGTTGAAACGAATTGTTAATCCGCTTTCATCTACAATTAACCTCAAGACATTTTCTATATAATTTGTTTGCTGTTTTTTAGTCCATACATGCCCACGTTGAAAATCGGGTACCAGTTCTACACCATGCGGAATATCTTCACTCTCACAATGCAACCACGTTTCAAGATAAGAAAAACTACAGTGCCAAGTTCTTGTGGGGCGTTCCAATGGATTAACAATCTGCCGGAACTCATCAGGTGTTAAACTCATCCCTCAGCTCCTGATTCGCTTTCCAGCTTCATTGCACCTTCTTCTGGATACTCACTTATATAAACGTAGTAACCACTGCCGCTATGAGCTTCATCAAACCAAGCAATTGTTAATTCAGTTTCTAAAAGTTCTGGATCTTTGTTTGGTGCACCAAAGTTTGCTGCTGCATATAATTGCTCACAGGTTAAGTAAATCTTTTTCTCTGGCACCGTCTCGGCTTTGGCTTTATTCCATAACTGCCAAGCATCATTAGTTACAATATTGAAATAGCCATTCATTGTTTCACTGAATGCTAGGATGTCATTTTTACGAATAGCACTTTCACGTTTAAAAATTTCTGTAGTTTTGAATTGTGATTCAAAAGGGATACGTTCATTACCTGTCATTTAAGCCACCATCTCTGCATATTCTTCTTTAGTCCACTCAACAAACTCTTTATAAAGTTGTTGTGCTGGTTTATTTAAACGGTTGTTGTAGTCGATCGTTATGCGGCGCCAAGCGACTGGTACCGCATAATGTTTTGTTAGGAACATTGCTTGATCCATGCCTTGCCGGACTATTACGTAGCCCAGCAATTGCAAGTAGTACATAAAACCAAGCATGTGTTTTGGGCTCACTTTCTTGTACTGATCTTTCATATTAGAAACCGTCTCCTAATAAATAATCAGGCTCAGCCTCTTGAAGTGGCGTAGATGTAGGGTTCTCTAATTCAAAGCGGCGTTTTCTCACATATCCCATTAGCTTCGGTTGAATCTGCGGATCTCGTGCAGCCACGTCTATTTCCAAAGCATCTAGCGTTGTAAGGTCTGGTGCAGTTTGGATTTTAACCATTAAAGAGGGTGGCTCATTAGCAGATGCCTTTTCTTTTTCTAGCTCTTCAAGACGTTTGTGAGTGGCGAGAAGGATAGGCTTCATTTGTTCGTCATCCCATGTGCGGGTATAACGATAAACCGCATTTACTTCTGCAGGTGTTTTTGACTCTTTTACACGCTGTAGAAGAGTATCTAGGGTTTGCTGATACTCATTGTTTTTTTCTTGCTCAGGTGTAGGCTGAGTTAAAAAATCTTCAGGTGAAGACACATAAGGTTGTTCTGTAATAACAATCGCACTATCTAAAGCTGATCCTATGTTTTCTGAAATATCTTCGGATTGCACCAATGAGTCTTCAGAAGTAGTTACATTTGTTTGCTCAGTAATAACAATTGTAGGTTGTTTAACTTCATCAACAATTTCAGAAGTCTTTTCTACAACTACTGTCTGTGCACCTTTTGATTTCTTAGCACGCTGTTTCTTTGGTTCGTCACCTAGGCGAATAACACTAAAATCGTCACTAACTTCAAAACCTAACGCTTTAGATAGTGCTTTTAATTGAAGCTTGGCGTTTTCTGCATCACGTTGAACAAAGCCGCTATTAATAGATTCAATTAATGCGGTGGTTCTAAAATTCACGACGTAAATAGAAGGCGAATATGTAGTAATTACAAAAACATCCTGTCCTTCCTCATATTCATCAATAGTTAATGGCTTTGTGAATGTAATGCCAGCCAGCTCAATAGTTTCGATTTTGATGCAGAATTCAAAACCCGGTTTACCAAAAACAGAAGCGGGGAATTGATCTAAGTCAGAAAAGTCCAACATGTCTCCAATAGGACGACATAGAACAGTTTTACCTTTTTGAAGTGCTGCAAATGCTTCTTGAGCAGTTAAAATATTTTTCATGCTGTCATCCCCGTTTTCGCTAAGGTTTCAATTTCTTGTTTAACTGCCTTAAGTTTTGCCGCTTCAATTTGGATAAGGGCATCGATACCTAAGTGCTCACAAACTGTTTTTACATCGAGGCCACGTTCAGCAATAAAGTTTTGAAGTTCATCTCTTTGTTGATCTGAGATACCGTTAAATTCAGGTGGACTAATCCAAGTGCCACGTTGTTTATCAAACGTGCAATTCAATGCTTTAGCTCTCATTAACATTGCTTGTCGCATGTTCTGGTAATACATGTGTTCTTTATCAAGCGACTCAGTTAATTGATTAAGGTCACCTGCATGCTCAGCTTCTTCACAGCTTTGTTTCCAGTTTTCTAGCTCTTCTTGGGCTTTAGCTGCTGCAAGTTGTGCAGGCGTTAAGGTGTTAATGTGGTCTTTAGCTTGAGTAATCAGGTCAGCCAAGAAAGTGGGATGTGCTTTAAGATCTGGTACCCACACTTCACCAGTTTCACCACCTAAAGCACCTGAGTTTTTCGCATGATGTGTAGGTGAGGGTTTGAAATTAATAACGCGGGCATTTTTACCTTCACCAGTAGTAACAGTTGTTAGATAACCCATGACATCTGCGATACGGTAAAGCTCGTTACGGTTTTTACCACCTAGATCTGGGCGGTAAATAATTTGATCACCGTTTTGATCTTCTGATGCGTGTGCAATGAAAACAACATCTTTACCTAAACTGATCAAAGTATTGATGTATTGCTTGAACGTTTGGTTCGCTAAACCTTGAGCCTTTAACTTTAAAGAGCCATCTTTTTGACGGTTATTTGCCGTAAGTAACAGATGGGTTTTAATGCATTCAAGCATTGCACCCACGGTATCAATGACTACGGTTTTATATGGTGCTAAGTCCTGCGGAGTAAGGTTAGCTACATCACTCCATTGTTGTACCTGTACGACTGCACCACGCCGTAATTCACCAGTACGGTGAGCACCACGGTCAAAGTCAAAAGAAATTGCTTTTTCCGCAGTAAAACCCATCGATGATTTACCTAAACCCGGATCAGCGTATAGGTACACAATAATTGCTTGAACCAATAAAGTTTGGTCAGCAGTAATAATCGGTAGAGCCATTTTTCTTATCCTCATCTAGAGCCGGTGAAGCCGCGTTTTTGCTTGTAAGCTTTGCGGTCATAAGTAGGGATATTTGTTTCACGCAGTTTTATAGCGAGCTGCTTTCTGCGCTGAAAATCGATTTCTTGGGTGAGTTCATTCCAAACTTTTGGATAAGAAGTTCGGAACCTGAACACATTTAAAGGCGTCTTAACTCCGTCTTTAACTTTGTAAAGAACTGAGCCATTAGCATTAGATGCGTACACTTGCCAGCCAATACGAACAGAGTAGAGGCCCTTATCATCACGGCCTAAAAATGACTTGTAGCCGTCGGGGTGCTTTTTGAAATGAGTCATCTTTAAGCCTCCACCAACTTGTTACGTTCGATGAAGCCTTTTAGAAGGTCATTGATGTTGCGGATGTCTTCAAATTCGGTGAAATCGTTATATGACTTACCGTTAATGTCAGTAATTTCATTTACCGTGAGTTGAGTAATATCAACAGCGGTAAATTCAGAACCCGGAACGCCGTAACTGTCTGGATGAGCTTCAAAATCAAAGCTAACGTTTAAACGGAAGCTATCTAATTTGATTACGGCAACGCCAGAATGTTTACCTGTGATTTTTGCGGTTAAAACACCGTAAGTACTTGGTTGAGTCTTAGGGGTAAATAGAGAAGGGGCTTCTTTTGTTTGGAAAGCTGGTTGCAATTGGCAAGCAACTAAAGAACCACCAGAGATTGCAAGAGCAGCCATGCTGACAAATGCAAATGAGTTGAAAGGAGGAGCTTTTACGTTCATAATTGATCTCGCATATAGCAAAGCACATCGGACCTGGGGAGGGGCGGTGTGCTTTTTTGTTATCTGGTGAAAATTATTAAACCTTAGATTTAATTTTGATGCAATAGATATTTAAACCTAAGATTGAATTTATTTTAAATTTTAGATTTAATAGACAAAAGAAAACCCACCGTGGTGGTGGGTTGGTCGCTGATTTAACCTGACAAAGGTATTTTTATGAAATTAGATCAGATACTAAATATGCAAATGTTTATTAGCATGGTAACAATACTTGTGAATATTGCCATTTGGTTCACATTTTAAAGAGAGTTCTTATGTGTGAAATAAAGTTGACGAGAGCTGGTCTGTTAATTAGCTTAATACCTCTAATCACCTCAATTGCTTTACTTGTTAAGAGGGTGCTACTGGTGGATATGTCATGAAAATCAAAAACAAACGTATAGTAAATTTTGTGCTTAGTTTTATCTCAATGTGCTCTGTTATCGTTACTCTCATTTTAGTATTGCAACAACACCAGTGACTGCAGCAATTAAGGCCAGCAGCACCCCAACATAAGCAGTCCAATGCGGTTTGCTGGATTTTTTAATCTGTCTTGATGTCAATTCATAGCTTATAGCTTGTAGAAGTGGTGCTGGGATAATTCCGCTTCGGCCTTCACCGCTTAAAAGCATCATTAACTCGTCATCTGAAAGTTGCTTGATTTCTTCTAGCGTTAATTTAACTTTGGGAGGCCTATATTTTTTAGCGGAATCAGGAATAACTACTTTAGGTATCTTATACATATATTCTCTACCGATATGGTTTAAAGCACTGTGTCGGGTCACGGTTTCAATTAAACAAAAAGCTGAATCCGCTTAAATTCTTTATTAGCCTCAATATGACTTCTATAAAATTTATCTTTATCTTCTGAATCAACAAACTCTTTGAATGTGGTTGCTTCAAGAAGTCTGTAAATAAACCTTTCACCTGTTCTAAGCACTACCGTCAACAAGAAGTGTTGATAAAGAACATGGCTGATATTACGGGAGTTAACTTCAATTTTTTGCATATTGTGGATTCCACTTCATTTCCTAATATTCCTCCAACCCTAAACTAATCTTTTTTATTAAATTTCCTGCTGCCCTGAAAACTCAATTCTTGAAATGAAATCAATAGGCAAGGCCAGCTTTTCACCAACAATAGTTTCGAAGTGAATCCATATACCTGCAGCTTCATTTTCAAAATTCACACTGATTATCTTTACTAAGTTGTAAGGCTCCGCAGCCCCCATCATGATGATATTGAAGCGGTGATCTTCACGAACATAAGAAATAAGCATCTGATGAATTGCCATTTGTTCAGTGCTTGTTAGATGCCTGTATTCGTAAAGTTCTGGTGGCATATATTTTTTATTCATTACGAATCTTACCTCATCAACTTCTTCTTATTTACCTTTTCAAGTGCTGTACTTTTCTAGAAAATCATCAACCCAGCCTTGCGCTTGCTCCAAATTACTTATATCTGATAGTTTTAAATTAGTACCTTCAGCTTCATTAAATCCTTCGATTATAGCCTCAAAGATATTTGCTTCATTAATGACCTCACATGCCATTTCAGTAGCGTCATAACTTTGCTTGGCTTTTTTAAGTGAGGCTATTTGTTTTTCAATACCTTCGCCAATTTTACCTAATGCTAATTTGAACTCTTGGCGATTAATCGTTAGCGCAGTTTTGGATTTATTAAGTGTTGCGATCATAATACCATCTTTTCTTTAAAAATTAATTACTTAGCTCGCCTAAATTTCACCATCATAAGAATGAGAAACATATTTACCAATGATGCCAATATGCTCCAAGTCTTGCGGCTCAACGATCTCTCTTTCATAGCTAGGATTATCACTATCAATAATCAAGGCTCCGTCATATCTACGAGATAATCTTTTGATTTTTAGTTCATCACCATACCTGATTGCATACACCTTTCTGTTCTGAACTTGCTCTAGTCTATTAACAGACTTGTCGATAATTACAACGCTGCCGCTTGGTATCCTTGGTTCCATACTGTCACCATCAACATCCACTTCTACAAGATTTTTAGGTGAAACTTTTTTCTTATGAAACCACTCCATGCGTTGTGCGCATCCCGTCATCCTGGTTGTTGGCTCAAATTCAACCAGTCGGCCATTACCTGCGGAAAACTTGACGTCTACATGCGGAATAATCATAAAAGAATTAGGATCGAGGTCATCCGGTGCTTCCCATGCCATAACTGGCCTATATGCATCAGCATTCTCAGGATTGTCAGCCAACTCGATCATTGATCCAGAACCATCTAGCAACCATCCGGCACTTACTCCAGTTAAAGCCGCTAGCTCTTTCAGGGTTTCCTTACCAATTTTCCCCTTTTTCCAGTTAGATGCAGCTTGAGCTGATAGTCCCAATTTGAGAGATGCTGCTGACCATTTTAGATTTGCATAATCAAGTGCTGCTTGGATGCGTTCAGCTATAGATTCCATAATCATTAATAAAATAAACCTTTGGTTTAAAATTCTATTGGAAATTTAAAAAAATAGAAGCAATCATGGATTGTATTAAAATTAAACCTATGATTTAATTTTGGTGAAATCAATTAAAAGGGAGATTTAACTTTGAATCCCATTAAATATGCTTTTGATGCTGTTGGTGGTCGATCTAAAGCAGCAGCGTTACTAAACCGTACATACATGGCCATGAGCAAGATGGAAAAACGAGGGGTATTACCAAGAACTGAATATACGGGCGAAACCAAATATGCCCAGATACTTGCAATTAATAGCGGTGGAAAGTTTACGGCTGAATGGCTACTTGAGAATGCTAAGCCAGAGTCGTCTATAGCATAACTGACCTCATGAACAAATATCAGTTTAGGAACAACCATGACCAAACAAAAGCCAAGTGCAAAAAAGACGGTGTGCATGCCGACACATTTATCTGAGCCTGTAGCTGAGCATGTGGCAAGGGAAGCATATGAACGAGGCTGGTCTAACAGCCAGTATTTAAGATGGTTAGCCATTCTGGATATGAAGCGTTGTGAAGATGACAAGAATCTTATGTCACAGGTATCTGGAATACCCAGAGAACGTTTTGATTTATATGAACAAAGAAAACAATCCGTTCGGAGAGAACGCAATAAAAAAGCCTGATGGTCAAGATCAGGCTTCTTAATTCACAAATTTAGGAACCCATGAATATGCAAACTAATTTATCAAATCAAACGTCCAAACACAACTTACAAGAGTTTTTAGTGGGTGATGTAGTGGTACTTACTGAAGAGTGCCGTAGTTTTAAATCAAATGATTTGTTTGAAGTTAAAAACAAAACTTTGACCAGGTTGTGGACTATCAAATCAGAGAATCATTTGATTCTGGTTTCTTCAAAAGAAATCCGCACAGCAACAGTAGCAGAGCTCAACGCTAAACGCCGGCTAACAAGCGCTGAGCAAGCATTAGCGGAGGTGTCATGAACAGCTTTACACACCAAATCAAAGATTCTCGCCAGCAAAGTGAAATCCAATCTTTCTATGAGCCTGCATTGCGAGTACTTGGACACCTATTTGAGGTGAAAAAGCAAAATTTACGTAACAAAGGTTATGACGAAAATAATGCAGCGGTAACAAAGATTGAATTTTCAGAGGCTATGGCTCGTCAATTTCGCATAACGCAGTGGTTAGCACAGCAGATTGTAACCAGCTTAACCAAGGCATGTTTGGTTGATTCTTTTGGAGGCTATGTTAAGCCAAAGGGTGGTGAAAAGTGAGATATGCAGCAAGAAGAAAACAGGATATTTCCGTTTCCACCACACCGCTAGAGGTGGTAATTCCACTGGAACAACCAGTAAAGATCTATTCGGCTAAAGAATTAGCAGCTATGCCACTTTCAGTTATGAATGCCGCAATTGAGGCTCAGGAAAGATTTTATCAACTTGAAGAATTAACCCATATGGGGGGGCAGGCTATAGCAGTTCGCCGTCTCATGGAGGATGGGCACAAACTAATTCAGGTGAAAGAAAAGTCTCGTATTCGCTACAAAATCAACAACGAATTTATTCCTCCAAGAATTATTCGTCAGTTGGAAGTGCGCGGTCTTGTAAAATTAGGAGCAGTCACTGATGTATAAATATCTCCACCATATCAGCGACTTTATGGTTGCTACAGCGCACCTTAGCCCAGTTGAAGAGTGCTTTTATCGCCGTGCTCTCGATTTTTATTATTTGAATGAAAAACCATTACCCAAAGAAACCCAGTCGGTTTTTCGTCGGTTACGTGCAAATACCCAAGAAGAAAGGGATGCAGTATTAATTGTGCTGCAAGAGTTTTTTGTGGAAGAGGAAGACGGGTTTCACAACAAACGTTGTGATTCAGAAATCGCCGCTTATCAAAAAGTAGGGGATAAAAATCGTGAAAATGGTAAGAAAGGTGGGCGTCCACGTAAGGAAAAACCAAAAGAAAACCAAAGTGAAGGCGACTCGGTTAATTCTGAAAACCCACAAAAACCCAGTGGGTTAATTTTGGGTTCTGAAAGTGAAAGCCAAAAAAACCTTAACCATAAACCGTTAACCGATAACCAATATATAGATAGTAGTAGTAATGCGCGTGAAGAAAATTCGCAATTAACTCCAATTCAATTTGCTCAGTATCAGATCGATGATCACAAGCGTTACTCAATGCGTGAATTCATTTCTGAATACAGCGAGTTTCAATACGATTTCATCTCACTTGCTCAACAAAGATTTGTTTCGGTACCTGAAATCGACTTGAGAACCATGATTCAAAATTTCGGTGACTGGTACTTTGCAAACGAATCAAGTTCGTTGAATACACCAAGCATCTGGTTAGTTAAGTGGTTCTCTTGGGTTCAAAACAACGAGAAACAAGTTGCTGCAAACCGCAAGAAACAAGAGCAAATCACTTCAACCGGTCAAAAACCACAAGAGTCGGGTTACTTCGCTAATCTTTTTGAAGAACAGAGCGAATCTCAAATCGTGGATGTAACCCCAGCAAAAAAGTTTCCAATGATTGAGGAGGTAGGTCATGCATGAGATTACCTTGAGCGAAGTGCGTCAATTAATCGCTTCTCTTCGCACTGTTTACGCTGCTCAGTTCAATAAGCAATTTCCAGCAACAGGCGAAAGTGCAATTCCTCTGTCAGTGGTTGAGCAAATCGCACTTAAAACACTGGTTGGCGTTCAACAAAACCAATTTAACAACGCACTTGGTCGTTTACTTACAGCAGGTGGACGCTTTATGCCGTCATTTGCCGAGTTTCGCACCTGGTGTATCGGTGAAAGTTGGATGTCTCCAGAAGAAGCTTGGTCTCGCGCATGTAAGTTTACAACTGACCGTTCCGTGGTTATTACCCAAATCACTAAGTACGCCTTAGACGAGGTTATGTATTTGATCGAAGCTGGCCAAATGCGAGCAGCTCAAGATAATTTCTTCGGGACATACAACGTGATGGTGGCTAAAGCTCAGTTAAAAGGCCGTCAGCAAGAGTTTTACACTCCACCGCTACAACTAGAGCATAAAGAACCTGAACACACCCCAGTAAGCAATGACGAGGCTCAAAAGCATCTCAAATCATTGATGGAACGTTTAAAAATCAATGGTCGTAAACCTGCACCAGTTCAAAAACTTGAGGCAAAAGAAAAAGAGCCTGAGCTTATAAAAGAGTTGGGCCCTGATCCTTTCGATAATCCACACGAATACGCAGAGATGTGCCGTCGGGAGGGTATGCCAATCCCTAGAAATATTCTTCAGCTAATTGATGGGGCGAATGTATGAGCCATTTCCAAGATAAGCATGTGATTCATGTTGATGAACAAAATCAAGTTATCAAGTTCACACGTAGAAATGAGATTGTGGAGTGTGATCACGGGCGTATTCAAATATCAAAGGAAGATAATGAGATCCTTTGTATGGACTGCAAAACAAAACTTAATCCAGTTTTATGGATTGCCAAATATTTAGACCAATTGAATCAAGTCACCCAACGTAATAACAGAATGCTGGCAGAGGTCCGTGAAATACAGGCAAAGCTTGAAAAGAAAAATAAGTTTATGTGCAAACACTGCCATGAAGTAAACACTATTGATTTTAAGAAGCTTCCTTCACAAGCAGCTGTAGTGCGCGGTATGGCCGTAATTGATCAAGAGTTTGACGGTATGAAAGTGGAGCATAGCCGATGAAGTTAACTAAACAGCAACGTGCTGAGCTAAAACAAAAGTTTGGTGGACATTGCGCTTACTGTGGTGATTTGCTTGGCGATAAGTGGCATGCAGACCATATCGAAGCAGTGAAGCGAGATTTAATTCATGTTGGTGGCGGTAAGTTAATTACGGGTGAAATGACTAGACCGCAAAACGACACTTTAGAAAACATGAACCCTGCATGTGTTCCTTGCAATACAAACAAATCGTCTATGCCCTTGGAAGGGTGGCGGAGGATGCTCACACATTATCGTGATGTTCAGTTGTTACGAGATAGCACACATGCTCGTCATTTACTACGTTTTGGGCTGATTGAAATCAAATCTGAGCCTGTGAAGTTTTTCTTTGAGAGTTATAAAGAGGGCCAGTCATGAATAAACCATTAGAAACTTTTGATATAGACGCAGCAAAGGCTCGCTACGAAAAATTACGAGGCCGATATAACCGGAGTGGGCTATCTAATACTGATTACAACGAGCTACTTCAATTAGAAAAGGCAATCGAGCAAGCAAAGAAAGTTAATGAAGGAGCGCCGATTGATGAGCGAAAATAAGTTATCACCAAGACAGTTGGTACTCATTCGACGGGCAGCTGAAGATGCTATACATGCTTGCAATAGACATTACGGCCCATTTGTTGACTATGTTGCTCACCCATTAAATATCATTTCATTGGTTGATATGGCGCAAGAAAGCCTACACCAGCAAGAGCTAATAAAACAAAAGGATACAGTAATAAAATTTGCTAACAGTATGGCGAATTTAGATCAACAGAAGTTCAAGGAATTACAAGAACGGATAAATCTTGCCCTGCAACAAATACAAGGCAATTTGCAATATGTTGAGCAGGATAAGAGAGAAAACTTTGAATTTCTGCAAATGGCTATGATTCGAGCATTTAAAGAATTAGAGAAAGTGCTCAATGGTGGTGAGCCTAAATGACATCGATGAGTTTAGCGGATTATCACTCTAAATTTCCAAACGGCCATAAAGCTAAAAAGGGCCGTAATAAATTTAATGCTTCAAAAGTCACATTAGATGGGATGACTTTCGACAGCAAAAAAGAACTCAAGCGATATATCGAACTTAAAGCCATGCAGCAACGCGGTGAAATCTTTGGATTAGAGCACCATGCAAAATTTGAATTGGCTCCTAAAACTAAGATAGAGGGGGAAAAGAGAACAAAGCCGGCACTTAGATATTTTGCTGATTTTACTTACTACCTCATCAATGGCGAGTACATCGTTGAGGACGTTAAGTCTATTGCTACTAGGAAATTACCTAGTTATCGCAATAAGAAACATTTAATGAAAACTGTACACGGTATTGATATTAGAGAGGTTTGAGAAAAGTTTATGAGCGACATTGAAACGGTAGGCTGGACGGCAGATAAGCGGTTTTTCATATTAAAAATTAATATGGAAACGAGTTTGACTACAGATGATTGTGAGGTTTTAGCAGGATTGTTTGTTGAAAAATATAGTCTGGAATTTTCAGGCTGCCAGTTTCATGGAAAGCTCGCAGTGATATGTGGAGATAAAGTTTACGTGAATCCTTGGGCGCTTGATCAAGAAGCAAGTGTAGATGAACCAGTTGAGGAACTGTCATTTAGTGAGTTCCAAACGTTATTGAATAATTAAGGTATAGGGGGTGCTTATCTTATGACTACAGTTGTAATGGATTGGTCAAGATTTTCTATTTTTGAATGGTTCGTTTGTGGCTTAAACCCGAAATCACCTTCATTTGGTGCTGCGAACGTTAGATGTACTGATGGGAGGTCAATAGACTTTCATGACAAATTAGGGGTGGTAGCTGCAATGGGTGATCAACTAACAAAATCAGTTGCAATGGTCATTATGACCGAAGGAAAGTCCCAACGGGATTATGAATATGTTCGCAATCATTTAGCTAAAATAATGATTGATGGAGCAGAGAAAGATAAAAGAAGAGAGCCTAAGGGGATAGCTATTTACCACTTAGCTTGGTTAATTGCTCGTATTGTTATTGATTTTGCTTTAGATCCCGAATTAGAAAACGCACATAAGGATCCTGGTCGACTTGTTTATGCCGGCATTAGAAGTTTCCAAATGGATCCGGAGGTATACCGCAAAACATGGAAACGATACGAAGATATGATGATTGCCGCGCTTAATGAAGAAATTTTAAAAGCTACTGTAATCGCTGAACGCTATAAGAAAGAAACCTTAAATGAAGCAAGAAATTAGTTTCCACTTTTGTGCTATTTGAGGTATAGTTTTATTAAATTGGTCGAAGTATAAATTAGACCAAATTGCATTTAAAAGCTCATCTAAACAGGTGGGCTTTTTTATGGCCTCATTAAAAGCTCGGGTCCTTAAGGATACCGAGTTTTTTTATTTTTAGTCTTAATTCTAGGAATAAACAGCATGACTATGACAAACGCTGAATTAGAGAATGAAATCAAAGCTCTAAAAACTCAAATTACATCTCTTCAAGGAACTGTTAGCAATAAAGCTGATGCTACAGCAGTAAGTGCTTTGAATGCCCGAGTTACTAGTGTGGAAGGTGTAAATACAAGCCAAGGTAATTCAATCACTACTTTGAATAATGGCTTAAATGCAGTTTCGACACGTGTTACTGCATTAGAAAATAAATAAATAAAAAACTCGGTCCCAAATGGAGACCGAGTTTTTTTATATCGAGTAAAACTGGGGACGAAGTACTGCGGTAACAGCACTTCGACCTCCTGACAGATGTAGCCTGCCAAAAGCCAAGCCCAGCTATCGTGCACACGATTTGCGAAGGCTATCAAAAATATAAGCTTTTGCACAGGAAAATTTTTATGAAATCAAAACCAATAATTCCATGGCAAGGTGGTAAAACCCGTTTGGCTAAGGATTTGTTGTGTAAGTTCCCAGAACATTCATGTTATGTGGAATTATTTTGTGGTGGAGCAGCATTATTCTTCTTAAGAGAAGGACCAGCAAGAACTGAAGTAATAAATGATCTGAATGGCGAGTTGGTAAATCTGTACCGGGTAGTGCAGAACCATTTAGAAGAATTTGTGCGTCAATTCAAATGGTGCATTTCAAGTCGCCAGATTTTTGAATGGGAAAAACTAAAAGTACCAGACACACTAACGGATATTCAGCGAGCTGCAAGATTTTATTACCTTCAGCAACATGCGTTTGGTGGTAAGGTTTCTGGGCAGACATTTGGATATGCAACAACAGGCCGCTCTTTAAATCTCTTGCGGATAGAGGAAAGTTTAAGTGCAGCACATTTGCGTTTGAATGGAGTCTATATTGAAAACCTGTCCTGGGATATTTGCTTTGATAAGTATGACCGGGAACATACATTTTTTTATGCTGATCCGCCGTATCTAGATACAGCAGGTTATGGAGTAGATTTTCCATTAGATCAGTATGAACTTCTTTCTGAAAAGATGAAGACTTGCAAAGGGAAGGTAATGCTATCAATTAATGATCATGAAAAGATTCGTGAAATCTTTAAAGGTTTTAATTTTGCATGTACTTCAATTAATTATTCTGTTGGTCGTGATTTGGCTGCTAAGAGTAAGAAAAGTAATGAACTGATAATTATGAATTATTGATCTCATAATTTGGTTTAAAAGTTTGCCGTAATAATTGCGGCGCAAACGGCCCCTCTAAAAAATGGTTATTGGAGGGGCTTTTTCTTTTTGGAGAAATAAAAGTGCGTATGAGCCGATTATTACTAGCCACAACTGCTGGATTAATGGCCTTAAATACAAAACTAAGTGTTTTAAGCGCCTTGGTTGCATCATGTGGACACGCATCACCTTTGAGCTGTAAGGCAAATACAGTAAAGAGTAAACCTAACAAACTAAGTCAAAAGAAAAAACGCCTTATTGCTCGTCGTCTTAATAAACATAAGTGAGCTGGATAAATGGACAAAAACGAAGCTAAAAAAAATCTGGATAAATATTCACAGGAACTTGAGCGTTATCAAAATCTCTCCAGATCGGGTCTTAGCCGTGATGAAATGTTAGTTATCGATAGAATAATTCTTAGATTAAAAAAGCAAGTTAATAATTTACGGACGGCCTTATATGGACAGTAACGATTATTTTTGGCTTACAAGAAAAAAAGAACCAAGAACAAAACCAAAAAGCCGCCCATTACCCAAAGCAACTCAAAAATACCTAGAAGCTGAAGAAGAATTTACTCATGCATTAGATGTGCTTGAAATCAAATATGAAAAGAAATTTAAGTTTAAATCTACAAAACATTGGCGATTTGATTTTCATTTAATTGAACATCGTATTCTGGTCGAAATTGCGGGTGGTCCATGGTCAGGTGGTCGAAAAGGTAAGCTCAAAGATAAAGCTTGGAGTATGGATCGATACGATGATGCTGAAGCAATGGGATATACGGTTGTTCGGTTAGAGGCAGCACCAAGTTTTAAAATTAATGAATCTGGCCCGTTACAGATACAAGCTCATTTTGCTAGTCAGTGGCTTAAAAACTTAAAGAGGCAAATATTTAATGGATCAGATCAGACCGTTTCCACCAACTGATTTTATTGATCAAGCTGAAGAAGAGGAAGCAATTCGTTTAATACCGGCTCCAGACCTAAAAAAATGGGTTGTGGCTAATTACTTAACGATTGGTGGGCCTCTTTATAATCCAGATCATGATCATATTGCTGAGTTACTTCATGATAATGAAGAGTTCTTGGCATTTGCTTGGGCCTCTTCTGCATATAAAAGCAAGCAGGCGATGGTGCTGGGGCAGTGTGAAAAAGTAATGTTTAACGTCGGTGGCTGGCGTAAAGCTAGACAAGAGCAACAGATGCGTGACTGGTTCGGTTTTGTGCCAACATACTTAATAACTGTCGACGCTTCTTTCTGTGAGCGTGCAAACGATACAGAGTTCTGTTATTTGCTTGAACATGAGCTTTACCACATTGGAGTGATGAGAGACGAGGACGGAGAAATTGTTTATAGCGATAGTTCTGGTCTGCCTAAGCACTATCTTGCTGGTCATGACGTTGAAGAGTTTATTGGCGTAGTTAAACGGTGGGGACCAAGTAAGAATGTTAAGCGACTTATTGAGGTCGCAAAAAATCCGCCGTTTGTTTCTGATTTAGATATTGCGAGATGCTGCGGGAACTGTGTAATCAATTGAGCCTTATGGCTCTTTTTTTTGTCCTGTTTGCTGTACGTAGCTGTACGAAGGGGAATTTATGGCAGCACTAAAAGAGCCTGTGAAAATATTTATTGTTCAAGCTCTTGCATGCCGTGATACCCCTCAAGAAGTGGTTGAACAGGTCAAGCAAGAGTTTGGAGTTGATATTAGTCGTAGCCAATGCGAATGCTATGACCCAACAAAATATTCGGGCAGAAACTTAAGCAAGAAGTTTGTTGAGCTTTTTGAATTAACCAGAGAGAAGTTTGATAAAGGCTTAATTGATATTCCTATTGCTAATAAGTACTACCGACTGAAGCAATACCAAAGACAGCTTGAGAAGACTAGAAACGTCAAAACAGCCTTAAAAATTCTTGAGCAAGCCGCTAAAGACATTGGTGGTCAATTTACTAATCGTCAAGAAATTACAGGCAAAGACGGCGGACCAGTTCAAACAGTTAATTCTGAAATTCCAGTTCCAATGGAAGATTACTTAAAAGCGCGGAGGGAAGTCTTAGATGAGTACTGATGCGGCTCGGGATAAAGCCATCCGGATCGAGGCGCAAGAAGATTTATATTTCTTCACAAGGTACATGTTTAAGGAGCGCCGTGGTTATAAATGGATGCAGAACTGGCACCACTTAGAAATCTGTGAAGCTTTGATGAAAGTTTATCGCGGAGAGATAAAGCGGTTAATTATTAACGTTCCACCACGATATTCTAAAACTGAAATTGCTGTAATTAATTTTATGGCTTGGTGCTTTGGAAAGAAGCCTGACTGTGAGTTTATTCATATCAGTTACTCGGCAATGCTTGCCGCAAATAACGCCTTCCAGATTCGAACACTCGTACAAGAGGAAGCGTATAAAAAGGTCTTTCCTGATCTCACATTGCGTGATGATAGTAAGGCTAAAGACTTCTGGAGGACTTCTCAAGGCGGTGTCTGCTATGCGACTGGTACAGGCGGTACGATTACTGGTTTTGGTGCGGGTAAACTTCGTGATGGGTTTGGTGGATGCATCATTATCGATGACCCACACAAAGCGCATGAAGCTTCTTCTAAAACAATTCGAGAAGGAGTAATTGATTGGTTCCAAAACACCCTTGAGTCGCGTACTAACTCACCAGATACACCGATTATCGTCATCATGCAGCGACTTCATGAAGATGATTTAGCTGGATGGTTGCTAGGTGATAGAAAAGACGGCGTTCCTGTAGCTGGTGGTAACGGTGAAGTGTGGGAGCATCTATGTCTTTCAGCTATTCAGGAAGACGGATCCGCACTGTGGCCAGCAAAACACAATATCCAAAAATTGAGGCTAATGGAGCAAGCAGCACCATATGTATTTGCCGGGCAGTACCGACAAATGCCATCACCGCCAGCAGGCGGTTTTTTTAAGCCCGACAATATTCAAATTGTTGATGCTTTGCCTGCGGATGTATTGAAACAAGTTAGGGCATGGGATTTTGGCGCTACAGAGAATGAAGGCGACTTTACAGCAGGTGTGCGAGAAGCTCTTGGTGCAGATGGTTTTACTTACATTGTCGATGTTACAAGAGGACAACTTGGTCCAGACAATGTGAATAAGCGCTTAGAACAAACAGCAAAAATAGATGGGAAAAAAGTTTCTGTGCGTCTACCACAAGATCCCGGTCAAGCTGGTAAATCACAAGCTAGTTCATTTGTGAAGCTTCTTGCGGGTTATAGCGTGATAGCTAAGCCAATTTCAGGTGACAAGCTTACACGTGCACAACCATTTGCGGCCCAAGTTAACGTAGGAAATGTACGAATGCTCAAAGGTGAATGGAATAAGGATTTTATTGATGAGCTTCGTCATTTTCCTAATGGCACACATGACGACCAAGTGGATGCAGCTTCAGATGCGTTTAATGAATTACATGAAGGTTTTGAAGCCTTCTTTGCTGATATGGGATTTGCTCGATGAGTGATGTAACTTTTCAACATGCTGAATATGTTAAGAACTTGCCATACTGGCAAAAACTTGATGATGTTTGTGAAGGTGAAGATGCAGTTAAGGCTAAAGGTGAAAAATATTTGCCGATGCCAAATGCACATGATAAATCACCTGCAAATAAAAGCGCTTATGAGGCTTATCTTACCCGTGCAGTCTTTTATGAAGTAACAGGGACTACATCAAATAGTTTAGTTGGTGCAGCTTTTGCAACCGATCCAAGTTTTAAATTTCCTCCGGAACTTGCTCATTTAGAACGTAATGCAAATGGTGCTGGTTTAAGTACTTATCAATTGGCTCAAAATGGAATTCGCCATTTATTGAAGCATTATCGTTGTGCTTTATATGTAGATTATCCTGATGTGCCGCCAGCTCGTAATCTAGCGGAATTTAAAGCACAAAAAGCCTATCCGATGATTCATTTACTAAATGCCCTTGATGTAGTGAATTGGGATTCAGTAATGATCGATAACCAGAAAAAGCTTTGCTTAGTGGTTATACGTGAATTTAAGTCTGAGCGCGGTGCTGATGGATTTAGTAAAACCGAACAAGAGCAATATCGTGTACTTCGTTTAGAGCAAGAGGGAAATGGGGAATATATTTATTCCGTTCAGGTGTACACAAAGGGTGAAAAGGGTAACTGGGTTGGCGGAGAGAAGAAGTTTCCAACAGATTACAACGGGAATTTCTGGACCTATATACCTTTTACATTTGTAGGTGCAATTGATAATTCAGAAGAGATTAAAAAGCCACCATTACTTCCTTTGGCTAATCTCAATTTAGCCCATTACAGAGACAGTGCGGACTTTCAAGAGTCCGTTTTTTATATGGGGCAACCTCAATATTATGCGAAGGGTGTTAATTGGGAGTGGTATGACCAAGCCAAGAAACGTGGCATCTACATTGGAGCGAAAGTACTTTTGCCTTTACCTGAAAATGGTGGTTTAGGAATTGTACAAGCCGACCCTAATACTCTTGCCCGGGAAGCGATGAAAGATAAGTGGGAAAAAATGAAGGAGATGGGGGCGCGTTTAATTGAGAAGGGCTCGGGAAGTAAAAAGACCGCTACCGAAGCGAATAGTGATGACGCCGTTCAGCATTCAGTTCTTTCGCTCTGTGTCGTTAATATGAATGAAGCCTTGTCAGCAGCATTACGATGGGCAGCAAAGTTTGTAACGCCTAATGTGGATGTTCTAACTAAAGATGATTTGATGTTCGAAATCAGTCAAGAATTTAACAAACAGGGTTATTTAGCTGAGTTAGCTCGACAGTTATTTGAAGCAGCTCTACAAGGCCGATCTTCATTTAAATCATGGTGGGAATACAACCAAACAGGTATGTTCCCTAAACAAAAATATGAAGAAGAGCTTCAGAATGTTGAAGCAGAGCAAGATGGGACTTTAAATCAAAAGGTAGAGTGAGATGGCAACAGATATCAAAAAACTATTTGAAGTACTCACTCAGCACCAGGCCTATCTTTATCGTGCTTCATCAAAAACGGTAAATGAGTTATTGGCTTTATTCAATGATGATACGAGCAAGATGCTATCTAAGCTTCGGGATTTATTGGATGAGCTTAATGAGTCGGAGAAAGTTGCTTTAGCTGGTGGTAAATATACAACTTCAAATTTAAGGGAAATTAGGGATTTGATTGCCCAATGGTTTGCCAGTGTTAATTTAGCATTACCTGAAGCTTTTGCCGTTTCTGCTACGGCGCTGGCTGTTTATGAGGCCAATTACGTAGCTAAGCTCTATGGAGCAAAAATTAATAAGCCTGATGGGGAAAAACTATTCTTATCCGCTAAAAAAGTTCCGTTGGCAGGTGGCGCTCTTGTCGATGATCTGCTTTCAAGAATTGCTGAAAGTGCCCGTCAAAAGGTTGAGTATGCAATTCGAGATGGTATTAATTCAGGCAAAACTAACCAAGAAATTGTTCAGCGCATTCGTGGTACCAAACGGCTTAACTATGAAGATGGGATCTTAAATGGTACCAAAACTGATATTGAGCGAACGGTAAGAACTGTGCGAAGTCATGTAGCTAATCAAGCCTATCTAAATAGCTTCAACCAAATTGGCTTTGAATATGTCCGATTTGTTAGTGTTTTAGATGGACGAACTTCTAAGCTTTGCGCTTCATTAGATGGTTCAGTGTGGGAAATAAATGATCCGGCAAAGCGAGTGCCGCCGTTACATCCTAACTGTCGCAGTATCTTGGTTCCGGTCGAGAAGGACGGTCAACTTGTTGGCGAACGGCCATTTGTAATGGACGAACGTAGAGTTAAAGACATCCCCAAAGAAGAGCGAAGCCAGTTAATAGGACAGTTAGATGCAAACACCACATTCAAAGAGTTCTTTAAGAAAACAGATGATTTCTTTCAAAGGGAGTGGCTAGGGCCAAAGCGCTTTAAGCTCTATAAAGATGGGAAATTTGATTTTGATAAGTTCTTTGATCCTGAAGGCCGTTTCTATAGCTTAGATGATTTGAGAAAGTTGGATGAAAAAGCTTTTAAAAAGTTGGGTCTGTAATTTTTCTTATGTTATATTTTTTAAAACATCAGAATTTATACAATATGAAAACAATAGCTTTTGTATGTCTAACCCTAATTTCCATCACTTGTTTAGCTGAACCAAGTCAAAAATATCTTAAAGAATATGATCGATTGTCTGAAGCTTTGGAGTCAGCAATGGCAAATGCATATTCTTTTGATCCTGCAACTGGTCAAGTAAAACAGGCTACTCAAGGTTTAGAAGCTAAAAATAATTTATGTAGAGCTGCCCAGGCGAAACTAAACCTCACCACGTTTTTAAAAGACAATTTAGAGGAATCTAAAGAGCTTTATAAATCTATTGATGGTGCAGAGACTCTAGATAAAAATTATCTTAGTGGACAACAGCAGGAACAACAAAATCTCGTTTCAAATTTGAAAAAAGACCTTGTTGGAACTGGATTTAACTGTGAGTAATTATTGCCGATTACAGGTAATTCTAAACTCACTTAAGACACAATTTTCACCTATATAAGCGCCCAAATGGCGCTTTTGTCATTTATGGAGTTTGGCTTATGAGTGAATCAAAAGTTAGACATTTGGTACTTAAAAGAGTTTCAGATAAATCTTCTCATCTTGCTCTTTGTGACGAGGAAACAGGTATTCCATTAGCTGGATTAACCGCTGTAAAAATGAATTGTAGTGTTTTTGAGGGTCCAGCGACTATCACGGCAACATTTGATGTAGGTGGTCCTCAAGGCATCCGCTTAGTTGGTGATGAACCTAGACAAAAGGTTTGGAGTGCAAAGGAAACGTAGCGAAAGGCACTACAAATGCCTGAAAAGCAAATCAATATGTCAGATGCTCAATATATTCTGAGCACAAAATGAATTCTGGTGCCATTTCTTCAAATTAAGGTTTCAAGCCATGGCAATTTATGGTTTTACTTTTGAAAGATTAAAAGCAATTGCACTCATCAAATAGAACTTAATTTTTAACCATAGCACCTTCGGGTGCTTTTTTTGCGAGAAGAAAATGCCAAGCCCTATTATCCAATATTTCCAATATGAACATTTACCTGAACATTTGCAGCAAGTTAGTAAGCCAATTGGTGATTTAGCTCGGCAAATGGATGAGCAACTTCCTGACGGGCCTGAAAAATCCACAGGATTAAGAAAGCTACTTGAAGCAAAAGATGCATTTGTACGCCAAGCTTTAAGTAAATAATCATTTATAGAAATGAAGCGTCCTAAAGGGCGCTTTTTTATTGCCTGCCGAAAGCGGATGCTAACGGCGAATCCGGGCGGATGCCCATTTTGTATATATAGGTTGGATGACCAATGAAACTTAAAACAGTAACAATCGACGGTAAAGTTTATGCGGAAGTAGACGGTGATAAGCCGATCTATATTCATGATGACGGCAAAGAAATGCCACATGATGCACCACACTCGGTAGCAACAATTGCACGCTTAAACAATGAAGCTAAAACACATCGTGAAGCCAAAGAAGCAGCCGAAAAAGCATTAAAAGCTTTTGAAGGAATTGAAGACCCAGCGGCAGCTAAAAAGGCATTACAAACAATCCAAAATCTCGATGATAAAAAGCTGGTGGATGCCGGTGAAGTTGAGAAAGTTAAAGCTGAAGCTATCAAAGCAGTTGAGGAAAAATATGCCCCGATTGTTGCGCAACGTGATGCTCTAGAAGCCTCTTTACATAAAGAACTTATCGGCGGTGGTTTTGCTCGTTCTAAGTACATTCAAGACAACATTGCAGTACCTGTGGACATGGTTCAGGCAACCTTTGGTCATCACTTCAAAATCGAAGAAGGCAAGGTGGTTGCATATGATCCGAACGGCGAAAAGATTTATTCACGTGTCCGCCCGGGTGAACTTGCAAATGTTGATGAAGCTTTAGAGTCATTGGTTGGTGGATACCAGCATAAAGACTTAATTCTTAAAGGTGGTAAAGGAACTGGTGGCGGTTTTCAAGGTGGGGGCAAAGGTGGAGCACCTACTGGAATGAAACGCAGTGAAATGTCTGTTTCTCAGAAAGCAGATTACATCAAAGAACATGGCAATGATGCCTTCCTAAAACTACCGAACTAATCATTAAATATTTGGAGATAAGTAGTTATGACTACGACAGTTAATTCAGACATGATCATCTATAATCAATTGGCTCAAACTGCTTATTTAGAGCGTTTGCAAGATAATTTGAATGTATTTAACCAAGCCTCTAATGGTGCAATTGTTTATCGCAATGAGATCATTGAAGGTGATTTCAATAAAGAAGCATTCTACAAAGTGGGCGGTAGCATCAAACATCGTGATGTGAATTCAACCGCCAAAGTAGTTCCAGAGAAAATTGGTTCTGGTGAGTCTGTAGGCGTAAAAGTCCCATATAAATATGGTCCTTATGCATCAACTGAAGAGGCATTTAAGCGCCGTGCTCGTACACCAGAAGAATTTGCTATGGTTGTTGGTTACGATCTTGCAGATGCATTGGTTGCAGGCCGATTAGAGTACAGTTTAGCTTCTTTAAAAGCTGCTATTTCTAGTAATCCCGATATGGTTGCGAAAGGAAGTATCGTTGTTGATGGCCGCAAAGCATTAACTCGTGGTATGCGAAAGTTTGGTGATAAGTTTGGCCGAATTGGCTTATGGGTGATGAACTCAGATACATATTTCGATATTGTCGATGATGCTATCACTAAGCAAATTTACGGTGAATCTGAAATCGTTATCTATGGTGGTTTACCAGGAACCTTAGGAAAGCCGGTATTGGTGACGGATGCTGTAGGTGATAACGATGCTTTTGGCTTGCAGTATGGTGCTGTAACAGTAACTGAATCACAAGTACCGGGCTTCCGAGCTTATGACATCAATGATGAAGAAAACTTAGCAATCGGTATGCGTGCTGAAGGTGCATTTAACCTAGATATTCTTGGTTATAGCTGGGATACATCAAAAGGTGAAAACCCTGACCTTACTTTACTTGGTTCAAGTGCCAACTGGAAAAAACATGCTACTAGCAACAAAATGACAGCAGGCACATTGCTTGATCTATCTGGCACAACAACAACTGGTTAACTCATAAACATCTCACTATAAGAGGGCTATTAAGCCCTCTTTTTACATTTAAGAGAAATGCATCATGAAGCTAATTTATACACGTATTGCTGCTGCAGCTGCGTTAGAGGTTGGAACTATTGCCAATCCTGATTATTACGAACATCCGAATCGAAGTGCTGAAGAAGTAATTATTTACGGTGATTACCCGAAAATCCAAAATGATTACCAAGCTCTGGATATTCCTGTTGAAGTTCGCAAATTGGAAGAGCCTGCAAAAACGACATTGGCCACTGTAAATGTAGCGGTTGGAATTACTCCAGAGCTGCAAGAAGTTATTGATAAAACTAAAGCTGAGTGTGAAAAGGTTGTTGAGGAAAACGGGCAACTTAAACAGAAAATCGAAATCTTGGAACAAGCTAGTGGTGATAGTTCGGAGTTAATTTCTGAAAACTCACGTTTAAAAGATGCTGTACTCCAAGCTGACAATGCTACTAAAGCGGCTGAAGAAAAGGTAGTAAGCATTCAAGCAGAGTTTGATGCTTTTAAAAATGATGTTGCTGCTATGCAAGCGCGTATTGCTGAATTGGAAGCTGGAAAAGCGGCAGAAAATTCAGCAACAGAAACGGCAGCTAATGATTTTGAAAACTGGTCAAATGATCAATTAAAAGAGTATTTGGCTAGTAAAAACATTGGTTACAAACCGTCTGCAACAAAAGCAGAACTCCTTAAATTAATCCCGAAGGAATAATGCAATGAGCTTTATTACTGTAGATGACGCAAATTCAATTTTGGGCAGCGATTTTGCACCAGACAGTGATAAAGCTCGTCTGGTAAAGCTGGCTAATGTTTGGATGAAAAAACGGATTGGTTTTGTACCAGATCCTATTGATCCACTTCTTAAAGACGCGGCTTGTGAAATTATCAAAGGAATTCTGGCCAAAGTAATTTATAACGGCAAAGACCAGCAGTTGAAACGTAAGAAAGTTAAAGCTGATTCTGTTGAGTCAGAAAAAGAATATCAGGACGGATCTGAAGCAATCTCTAGCTTTGAACAGATAGCAATTGATTTTATTGATTCACTTGAATTGAAAGATCCAAATGCAAGTTTTAATGGCTTTGGCATACCACTTTACAGGGCATGATATGGGCTTACGTGACGAAATTCAGGCAGATATTGCTGAAGCATTTAATGAGGATCTGGCGGATGCGGTCCAAACATTTACATGTGACAGGGTTGTTAGTACCAACTGGAACCCTAAAACAAACACCTCTGAAAATGTCATTGAGCATTATGAGGGGCGTGGCGTTCTGTTTGGCTCATACAATCAATATGAAATACAAACTCTCGGAGTACTGGCCACAGATAAAAAGGCAACTGTGCTGCAGAATGAAGTTACCAAAGAGCCGATGATTGATGACGAATGGAGTACGGCGCAAGGTACATATCGCATCATGCATATCAAACAAGATCCAATCAGTGCAAGCTGGAAATGTCAGCTTCGAAAAGTGTAGGGGCTAAAATGGTTAATACCGAATATGTTCCAGAGTGGTACATCACACCTTTTCAGCATGTGCAATACACGCTTGCTAGAAATCAGCTTCACATGGATTTGTTATTTGAAGATATGGATGAAGCTGATCAATTTTTGGATATGGGAGCGGATGCACAGGTTAGTACTTTTTCTGATGGTGCATATGCAATCGTCCAAATTGGTGATACGGCGGATAAAGACAAAATTCAAGTATATGGATTGCTTTTACATGAAGCGGTTCACGTTTGGCAAATAGTAAAGAAGCGAATGGGTGAAAGTGAACCAAGTGTTGAGTTTGAAGCATATTCAATTCAAGCGATCGCTCAAGACCTATTTGAAATGTACGAAGCAAGCGAGGTGAGCAATGGGATGGAAGGGGAAAAAGCCGACTAGCTTTAGTGTTGATGTGGTGAAAAATGCTGAAGAACAAGTAAAGAAAATCACGATGGATACCGTGCAATCACTTGTAGTTTCGAGTCCAGTTGATACAGGTGCTTACAGAGCTTCTCATATCGTATCTATTGGAACTGCTGATTATGGTGTTCGTGAACCATCAACTAATCCAGTTCAAGATGCAGCAGTTCAAGCAGTCAAGTTTAAGCTTGGAAATCTGATCTTTATTCAAAACAACAAAGCCTATGGTCCGCGATTAGAAAACGGTTGGTCTGATCAAGCACCTCTTGGTATTTACAGCACTACTTTCACTTACATTACTCAAAAATATGGTGGCTAAGATGCCAATGACATTAGAGCAAGCTAGACAAGCAATAGTCGACCGTATGATGGCCTTTACAGGAATTTCTCAAGAAAGAATCCATTATCCAAATGCACCAGGCTTCTTAGCACCAGCAAAGGGCTTATGGTGCCGCTTAACCATTAAATGGGGTCCAAGTTTCATTGCTGGGTTAGCCGATACACCCTGTACTCGACGTACTGGGAATATCTTGATTCAATGCTTTGCAAGACCAGACACGGGAGACCAGGCAATAACCATTCTAAGTGTTGCATTACTTTCACATTTTGAATATTTCAGGATTGGGCATTTAGAATGCTTTCAAGGTCAAACGATAGATGCGGGTAAAGATGCTGACTTTCTGCAGTACAATGTGACGATTGGATTTACGGTGAATTGATATGTCTTACATGCTGACGCTAGAAGAAATTGAAATTAAAAAACAAGAGCTTGAACGACACTTGGCAGATGTAATGGCTAAGGAGCTAAGTAAATGGCAGTTGTCTAATAAATTATGTATTTCTGATGTAAAAATTCGCCTCGCTAATGTTAATAGCATAAATGGACCAAATTTAAATATTGTTACTGGAGTAAGTGTTGATTTGGATGATTGATATTAAGTTTTAAAGAAGTTACCGCCTGAGGGCGGTTTTTTTACGTCCCTAATTTTATAGCCACCTTCGGGTGGCTTTTTTTATGCCTAACGTCGGAGTATATAGATATGTCGAGTGGTGCACGTCAGATAACACAAATCGCGAAGGAAACCACTGTTGGTACCACACCTTCACCCTTCGCACGTACGACCTTTGAATTTACTGAAAATGGCCTTGATGCGACAGTAACAAAGGAAGACTCTAACTCAATCACAAGTGGCCGTATTGCACGTTCATCAATGATTACCGGTGCAGAGTATGCCGGTGAATTAAAATGTGAAGCGAAGTACAGTTCATTAGTTCAAGACTTAATGGCTGCAGCTGCTTTTAATAACTGGTCGTCAAATGTATTAACTTTTGGTGGCACACTTCGTCAAACATTTTCTGTTTTACGTGGCTTTGAAGATGTTAATGACTACCATGTTTTCCGTGGATGTCATGTAAACACTTTTGGAATTGATATTCCTGAAGCTGGCTTAATTACAATGACTTTCGGCCTTATGGCTCTTGGTCGTACAAACTTTTCTTCAGCACCGGCTGGAACAATTACAGCGGCAGATAACAATCCTAAAATGTCGAATGTCTCTGTAGGTGACATTTTAATTGACGGCGTTTCTCAAGCTGGGATTTCATGCTTGACCGCTTTTACATTTAATTGGGATAACACTATGCAGCTACAACGCTGTTTAGGTGGTGGTATTGATGCACGTGCAATCCTAGAAATGCTTGCAACAGGTACAGGTTCATTTACCGCAGCTTGGTCACGCAATACATCCGATATGTATGAAAAGCAATTCACTAACAAAACGATTTCATTAAAAGTTCCAATCACTGATACAGATGGGAATAAATATGAAATTTTTATTCCTAAAGCTGAAATTACTGCCCCATTACCTAGTGGTGGTAATTCAGATCTTTTAAATGCTTCATTCGAATATAAAGTCGTAGAAGTAGCCCCAACCATCACTCGTACACCAGCAGCAGTTCCTGCGCCTTAATCAATCTGATAGCAGCCTTAGGGCTGCTTTTTTTGGAGTTTAAAATGGCTTTAAAAGTAAGCATTCAGACTAGTAAAACAGTTAGTAAATGGCGTAAGTATATTGATGGTGAAGGGAATGTATTAGCTGAATTTAAAGTACGTGGTATCTCATATAAACCATATCAAGTGGCCCTTGAGCGTGCAAATAATCAGATTGCATCAAAAGGTTATGATGTAACTAAAGCTAGTAAAGACGACAAGCTATATCATGAATTGCTTCTTGAAGCTGCGGCCTGCCATTTAATTGAGGACTGGAAAGGCGTAGTTTTTGAAGAAGTAACCGAAAATCAAGAACTGATTGTGTCTGAACCAGAATATTCGCAGGAAAATGCAATTAAGTTGTTGAATCTAGGCGATCTTGGTGTGGCAATTTGGTTGTTTGTGAGACAAGAGGCGGAAAATATCCAAAAAGAAGCTGATGCATATAAGGATGAAGTAGTGGGAAAGTCATTAACCTCTACAACTGGACCAAGTTCAACTCAGAAGAAGAAGCGAGCGACTACAACAAGAAACAAACAGCAATTGCAAAAGCCTTAAATTTAAAAATAGCAGAAACCATCCAAAAGCCTGAATACTCATTTACAGCCAATGCCATTCTTTCAGCATATAACGTAATTTCCCGTTCAAGGCGTTATGAGCAAGGCATTCCCTTGGCTTTGGATATTGCAGCTATATCTGCCTATTGTGATCATTATGAGATCCCAGTCGAAAGAGATATTTTTAACGACTGTATCTTTGCAATGGATAATATTTTTCTGGATGATTCTCACAAAAAAATGAAGCGTCCAACAAAAAAATAACCCTAGAGGTATTTACTTGAAATAACTCTAGGGTTATAATTGTCTCATCAAGTTAATAAGGGGACGGTGTGAAAAGTCTGGATTTAGTCAAAATGATTGAAGCAGACGGTTGGTACTTAGTTAGGGTTAAAGGAAGTCATCATCACTTCAAACATCCAACTAAAGGGGGCTTAGTTACTATCCCTCACCCAAAAAAGGAATTACCAAGCGGAACTGTTAAAAGCATTTTGAAGCAAGCGGGTCTAAATTGACCCGCTTCAATCAGACTCATATAGTCCTATTTCACAGTACGATTTTGTACAAGAGGTGAGTGCAATGTTGTATCCAATTGCTATAGAAAGAGGTAACGACACCGAGGCTTATGGTGTTACTGTTCCAGATATTCCAGGTTGTTTTAGTGCTGGCGACACTTTAGATGAAGCTATCGAGAACGTAAAAGAGGCTATTTCTGGCCATCTAGAAATCCTTGCTGAAGATGGCGAGGAGATTCCATTAGCATCTGATGTAAGTAAGTTTATAGATGATGCTGACTATAAAGGAATGATCTGGGCAGTTACAGAAGTTGATGTTAGTCGTTACTTAGGTAAGCCAGAAAAAATCAATGTCACTTTACCAAGTCGTTTAATTCATATAATTGATGAAAATGTAGGTAAAGGAAAAAGATTTAAAACCCGATCTGCATTTTTGGCCGCTGGTGCTGAAAAGCTACTACATGCTTAAAATAGAGAGGCCACTCAATCGAGTGGCTTTTTTATTTCCCACCTGTTAAATTTAACTTATTAAAAACGATGGACTTTACAAGAAACGGTGAAATTATGCAGAAGTTCTTAGCAGTAGGGGTATTTAGTTTAGGATTAGCAGGGTGTATGACACCAATAACTCCTACACAGCAGGCTATGCCAGAGATATCACAAGTAATAGAAGTGCCAAATAAATCGAAAGATCAGATATTTGAAGATTCAAAGATATGGATCGCTCAATCATTCAAATCTGCAAATAATGTCATTCAGTATGCTGACAAAAGCACAGGTTCTATTATTGGGAAAGGGAATATACAGTACCCTTGTGATGGATTTATAGATTGTGGTGCTTTTGGAAATGATAGAGTTAATTTTACAATCAAAATTGATACTAAAGATAGTAAAGCAAGAGTAACGATTAATGATGTAACTAGAACAAATCTGACGTATGTTCAAGGTGGTGTGAACAACCTAGGGAAAGAAGTCCCTATCACAATTCTGCAGCATCAACAAAAAATTGCTGTAAAACTTAATAATGTAATTGACCAATACAAGTCAGCAATTACATCGACTAAGGCTAATGAAAACTGGTAGCCAATAGTCAACAAAATTTGAACGCATCGTAAGTATTACTTAATTAAAAAACCCACTCACTGAGTGGGTTTTTTATTGCCTGGAGAAAAGTTAAAGATGACTCAAGAATCACGTCTAGTCATTACTATTGATTCGAAAAATGCGGAACGAAACGCAAGAAATCTAGGCAATGAACTCGACAGCATAGAAAAGAAAGGGGACTTTGCATCAAAGTCCATGGATAGTTTGTCTGTAGCAACAAGAGCACTTGCTGGACACATGGCAGGTCTTGTTACAGTTGGCGCGGCTATATCCAAAATGGATGAGTATACAGGCTTACAGAACAGACTTAAGTTAGTAACCAAGAATCAAGTTGAGCTAAATAAAGCAACTGAAGATACATTTAGAATTGCTCAAAAAACTTATGCGACATGGAATTCGGTTTTGCAGGTCTACCAGCGTTTTAGTGACAATGCGAAAACACTAAACATAAACATGGACGAAACGGCCCGCTTAACTGAAACAGTATCGAAAGCTGTTGCAATTAGTGGAGCAAGTGCTCAAGCAGCTGATGCAGCACTAGTACAATTTGGGCAGGCATTGGCTAGCGGAACACTTAGAGGTGAAGAGCTTAACTCTGTGATGGAGCAAACCCCTGCTTTAGCAAAAGCGATCGCACAAGGGATGGGTATTACTGTAGGGCAACTACGTTCAGTTGCTGCTGAAGGGAAGATTACATCAAAAGAAATTGTTAAGGCCCTTAAAAATGTTCAAGATGACGTTGATGCTCTTTTTGCAAAAACAGATATCACTATCGGTCAATCACTCACTCTTTTAAACAACGAGATCACAAAATTTGTCGGCGAGTCAGGTAAGGGAAGCGGTGCGGCTCATGTGCTTGCTGATTCGATTCAGCTTCTTGCATCAAATTTAAAGTTGATTTCTGATGGAGCACTGGTGTTAGGGATTGGACTTGTAACTAAGGCAATCGCTACTAAAACCGTTGCGGTATATGCCGATGTTGCAGCAACTGCCGCAAATGTAAAAGCAAGCAAAGAAAAGGTTATTGCAGACGCAGCTGAAGCAGCCGCTGCTGTAAAAACAGCACAGGCGCAAATAGCAAATTCACAAGCAACATTGCAAGTTCTAGCCGCTGAAAAAGCATTAGAAGTTGAACGACTAAAAGCCCAAATGAATGCGGTCGGTCGCACACAATCAATTACGCGTATGGCCGAATTAAAGAAAATTGAGGCTCAGGTAACGCGAGAATTAGCTGCTGCTGAAACAGCATTAGCAGCTGCTCAAACTAAGGCCAATGCCACAAAAGTGACAGCCTTAACAACATTAGGACGACTTGGAAAAGGAGCTTTAGGACTTGTTGGTGGACCAATTGGTGCACTCGCTTTGGGCGTTTCAGCCTTGGCCGCAACATACACTTATTTTAAAGACAAGGCAGAGGAGGCAAATAGGAAGCTCGAGGAGCAAGCTGCGGTGGCTAATCGATCAGCCACGGAGTTGAAAAATTTGCAAGGTCAAGCCAAAACAGACGCAATTAAAGACTTAACAACCGCATTCAAGGCTCAAAATGATGAGCTTACAAAGATGGAATATCGGGTAGGTTCTGCGTTAATCGACATTCAGAATTATGCACAAGGAAATGCTGAAGTAGCTCGGATTTCAAATGAAGCACGTTTAGGAACCATTAGTTATCAAGAAGCTTTGCAACAACTAGCGAAAGTGAAATTACCACCTAGCTTAAGACAGGCACTTGAAGAACAAATTGAAAAATATAAGGATGCATACGATAAAGCCGATAAGACCAAAACAGCAATTAAATTGTTTGGTATTGAAGTAACCATATCTGGTAATAAGGCTCAGAATGCAGCTATTGAACAGCAAAAACATGCTGATGCAATTAAAAATACAAAACAAGCAGCAGATGAGGCGCAAAAGTCACTGAAAGAAATGTATGATCAAAAAAACTTAGATACTGATTTTTTAACGATCAACATTAAAAGTCATGGACTGGAAATGGGTAAGGCGTTATCAGATTTTTACGATAACAACAAAATCCCTAAAACTCGCAGTTTAACTAAAGATGAATGGGCAATATTCCAAAAAAACTTTGATAAGGTGCAAGAGCTTAAAAAGCTTGAGGAGGATATTACCGCTTCTAAGAGACAGCAAACCAAGGAACTTGAGAAACAGCAAAAAGTTTTAGCTGTTAACTCCCAAGTTAAATCTAACGCCTCAAAGTATAATTTTTCCGATCTTGAATCTAAATATGACTTATTGCCTGGCCTGCTATCAGCAATCAACATGCAAGAAAGCAGGGGTGATGCAAACGTTATTGGTCCGAATACAAAATACGGGAAAGCCAAAGGTGGGTTCCAGATGTTGGATGGTACCGCTAAGCGGTGGGGATTAGTTGGTAAAGAAGTTTTTGATACTGGCAAAGCTGCAGAAGCAGCTGCGAAATATCTTAACTTTTTATTTAAAAAGTTCGGCAATTGGGATCAAGCAATTTCTGCCTATCATGCTGGTGAAGGTAACGTAGAAAAAGGTACCAATATTGGTCCTGTAAATAGACAGTACGTTAAAAACGTTAAAGGATATATTGCTGGATCAAATGGTTTTGATATGAAAGGAGTCTCTGAAAAAGATTTCGATTCCTACCTTAATCAATTTCTTAAAACGCAAGAGGAAACTGAAAAGCTACGTGATCAGTATCGAGATAAAGATACGCTTGCAGAGAAAGAATATTTAAAAAGAATTGGTGAGTTAAAGTTACATTTTAAAGATGCAGAGTTAAAGCAACTCACGGATAAAGAAACAGCACGTTACAATGCTCAAAAGGAGTTAAACGCTGAACAACTTGAATTTGAATTAAATGAGTTCCGTTTAAATGAAGTTCAAAAGCTGGAAAAACAAAAGCAGATTAAATTACTTCAAATCAAAGCATCAACTGAATACTCTGAAACTGAAAAAGAAATTCGAATCAAAGCTGTTAATACAATGTTTGATTATGAAATTTCTGAGTACAGAAAACTCCAAAAGCAAAAATTGGAGGAGTATCGAAAAACAATGTATGAGCAAGCCTCAATACCACAATCAGATGTTATTAATTTACTAGCTAAAAAGAACCTAACTTCTTCGCAATATGATTCATGGAATCTACAGAATCAATATAGTGATGAAATGCAGAATGCTAATGATACATATTCCTCAAATGTTAAAGCAGTTTCAGAAGATAAAACAATTGTTGATGAAGAAAAGCGATTCCAAGCTTTATTAGAGGCTGAAGAACTTTTCCGTCAGCAAAAGTTTGCTATTAATGAAAAATACACTTTGATGGAACAAGAGCTTCAGAAGTCATCTCGGCAGACAGAAATAGAAATTTATGGGCAATTATTATCCCAAGCGTCAAGCGTATGGGGAAATATGACAGCAATGGTAAAAGAGTCTGCTGGTGAACAATCCGCTGCTTATAAGGCAATGTTTTTGGTACAGCAAGCCATGGCAATGGGGACTGCAACGATTCAAGCATATCAAGCCTACAGTAATGTATTAGCTAATGCGCCTTATCCATTAAATATGACTATGGCTCCTATTGCTCTTGGGCTTGGTATGGCTAATGTCGGCTTAATTGCAGCCCAAACAATTGCTGGCTTCTCTGATGGCGGTTATACCGGTAATGGTCTTAAACACACTCCTGCAGGGATTGTGCATAAAGGTGAGGTTGTTTGGTCGCAAGAAGATATTAAACGCTGGGGTGGTGTTAGCGTTGTTGAAAGTATGCGTCAAAGCAATCCAAGTGGTTATGCGAACGGAGGTTACGTTTCTAATAATCAGTCTGATGCTATTGCAATACGTAGAGAGTCTAGACAGTTTGAGGCAATCAACTCTAATCAATCTCAATTGAATACGAACGAAAAGCCAATAAATGTGTATGTCACTGTTAATGCCGATGGCACAAGTAAAACAGAGACAGAAAACGACTCAAAACAATTGGGCCAAATGATTGGTAATGCAGTAAGAACTATTATTCGCCAGGAACAAAGACAAGGTGGTTTGTTATCTAAGTAACGCCTGAACTGTTTCCACTTTTCCGTTAATTGGGGTATAGTTTAATTAATATGGTCATACTTTAGTTATGGTCCTTAAAAGCTCGCTTATTGCGGGCTTTTTTTGTGAGAAATAATCATGAGTGACTTAAAATTTACCTTTGAGTGTGATCTTGAAGGTAATAATCAAACCCAACGTTTTAATACGTTATCAACAAAATTTGGTGACGGATATGAACAAAATACTTCAATTGGTATAAACAATCGATCTGGTGAATGGACCTATCAGCGCACAGCTAAGAAAGCTGAAATTTTGGAAATTAAAGCATTCTTTGATAAGCACAAGGGTGCTAATTCTTTTCTATGGGATTCGCCGTTAGATGGTGAAGTGCGCGTTAAAGCAGGGGATTATCAACCTGTTTGCTTGGGTGGAGATACGTGGCGCATTACAACCACATTTACTCAAGTTTTCTATCCATAATTTTTTCTCAACGGCTCCTTAAGGAGCTTTTTTATTGCTTATTGGAGCAGAAACATGGCTATTAAAACTTTAGATCTTGCTGAAGCATATATTGTCGGTGAATTACGCACTCAATTATTAGATGCACGTAGTTTCGGGAATAATTTGCCTGCTGGCAGAATTGAAACTTTAGCGATTAATTATGATCGACCTTCTGATTCAGTGAATATTGCTGTTACACCAGGTGGTGGTTTAAACGGAAGTATGACTTTACTTGATGCTGACATCACAAAGTGGGCAATTCAAACGATCTTAAACACAGCTTATCTCTATCAGGTAGATGTAAACACTTTAAGCCTTAAATATGACTTGGCTGCTAAAAAAATTACTATTGAATATACTCCAGTTGTTTCAGGTCAAGCTTAAGGAGGTCTCATGACTTTACAAAGTGACTTCCAGAAACTTGAACCAGGTGGATTAATTCACCTGTATGAATTAGATGCCAGCTCGTATGGAGTTGGCATTCTTCGATTTCATGGCCATCAGCAAATGGAAAGTATTTTTTGGCAGGGTCAGGAGTTTGAAGCTATTAGTCTGGATGTCTCTGGTTTAGAAATGAGATCAGATGGTAAGGCTTCGGCTCCCACATTAACAATCGCCAATAACCTGAACGGAATACAAGGTGCAATTTCAGCTTACTGTCTCCAATGTAAAGATTTCGTTGGAGCTAAACTCAAAGTTATAACCACACTCACCAAGTATCTTGATGCCAAGAACTTTCCTGAAGGCAATCCAACAGCATCAAATGAATCAAAAGAGCAGATTTGGTATATCGAGCAGAAAACATCTGAAAATGCTCAACAAGTAACTTTTGAGCTTTCAAACCCGATTGATTTTGAGGGGTTGAGAATACCAGTTCGTCAAATTACTTCATTGTGCCATTGGTGCACGATGGGGAAATATCGTGGTGAAGAATGTGGTTATACCGGCGCTGCTATGTTTACAGAAAAGGATGAGCCAACTGATAACCCTGCATTAGATCGATGTGGAGGAAGGTTGCGCTCTTGCCGATTACGCTTTGGAGAAAACAAGCCCCTTCCTTTTGGAGGATTCCCAGCATCAAGCTTAGTTTGAGGTCCTATGAAACTAACAGCAAAAATCAAAAAAGCGGTAATGGCCCATGCTGATGAATGCTATCCGCATGAATGCTGTGGGGTCATTGTAGACAAGGAATATATCCCTTGTCGAAATGTAGCAAACAAATCAGATCAGTTTGAAATACATCCTGAAGACTTAGCTTTTGCAGAAGACCAGGGCGAGATATTAGCGTATGTGCATTCCCACCCTGACGGAACTACAAGAGCCTCAGAACTAGACTTAATTCAAATTGAGTTACATCAAAAGCCTTGGGTAATTTGTTCCTATCCGGATCTAGATTTTCAAATATATGAACCATGTGGTTATCGCGCCCCTTTAGTGGGGCGTAATTATTTTCACGGTTGGCAGGATTGCTACGCTCTTATACGCGATTTTTATAGTCGTGAATTAGGAGTCGAACTTATGGATTTCGAGCGTAAAGATGCTTGGTGGGAAGATAAAGATCATCCATCACTTTATCTTGAGAATTATGAGAAAGCAGGCTTCTATGAAGTAGATACGCCGCAATATGGCGATATGCTTGTTTGTCGTGTTGGGCGTACTGAACATCCCAATCATGCGGTTGTTTGGCTTGGGGATAATGGGCAGCTTAAATCGGAACAAACTGAGCAATGCATAGGTTCAAGTCTAATTCTTCATCATCCATATAATCGTAAATCTGTTCGTGAAATTTATGGCCAACAATGGCAAGAGCGAACAGTAAAGATATTGAGGCATCGAGATGTTAAAAACCATTAAACTGTATGGAGTATTGGGACAAAAGTTTGGCCGTGAATTTAAACTTGATGTTTTAAATACACGTGAAGCTATGCGTGCATTAGCAGTACAAGTTGAAGGTTTCGAGCAGTTCATGTTGAAAGCACATGAGCAGGGACTCCAGTTTGCTGTATTTCTTAAGAGTAAAAATTCAAGCAAAAAGCGTGGAAAGAAAAGCCCATCAATTTATGACCATGAATCAAAACGACTGATTACTGGAGACAATATCAGTGAAGACCAGCTTGATATGACTACACAAGCTGAAGTTATTCATGTTGTGCCTAGAGTAGTTGGAGCGGGCGGGGGTGGTGGCCTTCAAACAATTATCGGGGCTGTTATGGTAGTTGTAGGGGTGGTTGTAGGGGTGTTTGCTGGATGGACTGGTGTTGGTGCAGTTGTGGCACAAGGGTTAATCGGGGCGGGTATCGGCATGATGCTTGGTGGTGTGGCAATGATGCTTATGCCAAAGGTCGATAATACTCAGGACCAAAACCAAGATGGTAATAGGGCAAACCAAGGATTCGGTGGAGCTGTAACTACGGTTGCCCAAGGGAACCCTGTTCCAGTTTTATATGGCCAACGTGAAGTTGGTGGATTCATTGTGAGTGCTGGTCAGTATCCTGAAGACCAGATGTAGAAAATTTGTTGTGATGTTTTTTTAAGGCGCTTTAAGCGCCTTTTTTATTGCGCGAGATTTAAACCTATGGCGATTGTAAAAGGCGCGAAAAAGGGCAAAGGTGAGGCAAGAAAACCTGTAGTTGCTCCAGATTCCGCACAATCTAAAACCTATATAAAAATCTTATATGGTTTAGGTGAAGGCGAAATTGAAGGATTAGCCAATGGCAATCAATCAATATTTCTTGAAGGAACTCCACTACAAGATGCCAATGGGAATCTGAATTATTCAAACGTAAAACTAGATTTCCGTAAAGGAACTAATGATCAAGATTACATTGAAGGTTTTCCTTCAGTAGAAAGTGAAACTGCTGTCGATGTCGAATTGAAGTCAGGTGCTCCATGGGTACGAGCTTTTAATAATATTGATCTTGATGCCGTTCGTATTCGCTTAAAGTGGGGACCACTTCGCCAGCAGGACTCAAGCACTGGTGATGTTAGTGGTATAACAATTGAATATGCTATCGATATACAAACTGACGGTGGTGCCTGGACAGAAGTATTAAAAACAAAAATATCCGATAAGACTTCTGCAAATTATGAACGAGCTCACCGTATTGATTTACCAAAGGCCGATAGTGGTTGGTTAATCCGGGTACGTCGCATTACACCTAATTCAACCTCTGAGTTTGTAAGCGACAAAATGTATGTTGAGGCATTTACTGAAGTTGTTGATGCAAAATTAAGATACCCAAATACGGCATTATTAGGTCTGCAATATGATGCCGAAACTTTTGGAAATGTGGCGAAATTAGCTGTAGATCTGAAAGGTCGATTGCTTTTAGTACCAACCAATTACAACCCGCAAACGCGACAATATACTGGAATTTGGGATGGTACTTTTAAAAGAGCTTACACAAATAACCCGGCATGGATTTACTACGACCTTTGTACAAATGATCGTTATGGTTTAGGAAATCGCTTAACCCCATTCATGATTGATAAATGGTCTTTGTACCGTTTAGCTCAATACTGCGATCAAAGCGTTTCCGACGGACTTGGCGGCCAAGAACCTAGATTTACATGTAATGTGTACATTCAAAATGCTGAAGATGCTTTCAGTATATTAATGAAATTGGCTGGTGTCTTTCGAGCGATTGCCTTCTGGGATGGTACAAGCATTATATGTGATGCCGATATACCACAAGACACATATTTCACCTATACCCGTGCAAATGTGGTTGGTGGTGTTTTCGAATACTCAGGAACACGTGCACGTGATCGGCATAATGTAGTTAAGGTTGCGTGGGATAATCCTGCAAATCACTATAAAACAGAATACGAATTTGTTCGCGATGAAAATGCTATTGCTGAGTCTGGCCAAGTACGCATTCTTGAATTAGATGCGTGGGGATGTACTTCTCGTGGCCAGGCTCAACGTGCAGGCCACTGGGCTTTAAAATCCGAGCAAAAGGAGACTCGTACAGTTTCGTTTAAAGTCGGTTTAGATGGGCATATTCCACTGCCAGGAAGAGTAATTGAAATTGCGGATGAACTGTTTGCAGGACGTGCTAATGGCGGACGTGTATCTAAAATTTCTGCTGATCTCAAAAGCATAACCATTGATCGAGATGACGTTATTGCTAAAGCTGGTGATCGTCTGGTTATCAATGGCGAAAATGGCAAAGCACAAACGCGAATTGTTCAGTCGATCTCTGGTCGGGTTATCACAGTAACACTTCCATTCGATGAGAATTCAATTGCTGTACAAAACGTATGGGTTCTTGATGCTCAAGATTTAGCGACAATGAAGTTCCGCGTAATTTCAATCTCGCAAGAAGAAAAACACCAATTTAGCATTACAGCGCTTCAGTACAACCCGCAAAAATTTGATGAAATTGATAACGGGGCATTCTTTGAAGATGCACCTATTTCAATTATTAATCCTTCAATCCAGGAACCGGTTAAAGATGTTTTGATTACGACTGAAAGTCGTGTTGATCAGGGTATTAATATCACCACAATGATTGTGTCTTGGATGCAAGCGAAAGGTGCCGTTAAGTATCTGGTTGAGTGGCGAAAAGATGATGGATCGTGGATCCGGTTACCGCAAACAGGAAATAATTCAGTCGAGGTACCTGGTGTTTATTCAGGTCAATATCAAGCTCGTGTTACCGCAATTTCTGCTTTTGAAATCGCATCTTTACCGGTTACATCTTCCTTAACTGAAATTACTGGAAAGCAGGGATTACCGCCGAAAATAGCTTTTATACGTGCCACAGGTATTTTGTTTGGAATGAAGCTTGATTGGGGATTCCCTCCAACAGGTGCAAAAGATACAGCTTATACCGAAATTGAAGTTTCACCTGATGGCATCAACAATATTGCTCAATTAGGATTGTTTGCATATCCGACTACCACTACCACAATCCAAGGTTTACAACCTAATCTTAGACAGTTTTATCGCGGTCGATTAATTGACCGGATTGGCAATGTTGGTCCTTGGTCTGAATGGGTCAATGGTACGACCACAGCAGATCCGGAAGCGGTTCTTGATCTTATTTCTGGTCATATTAATGAGAGTGATCTTGCCCAAGAGCTTCAAGGTAAAATTGAAAATTCAGTCGATGTATCTGAAGCAGCCCAAGCTGCAGCAAATAATGCCCAAGCTGTTGCTAGTAGCGCCCAAACTGCAGCTAACAATGCCCAGGCTGTGGCCTCTGAAGCTAAGACGGCGGCCTCGAGTGCTCAATCGGCAGCAACCACTGCTCAAACACAAGCTTCTTCAGCCCAAAAAATAGCAAATGATGCGAGTGTTATAGCGACCAATGCTAAAAATACTGCTGATCAGGCAGCTGAAGATGCGTCTTCAGCAATAACGGCAGCAGCAGAAGCAAAAACTACTGCTACTAATGCGAATACGACCGCAACGAATGCACAAACAACCGCAAATAATGCTTCTTCGGCAGCATCAAAAGTTGCTTCAGATTTAACAACCTCAACAAATCAGTTGAATAAGAAAATCGCTGATGAAACTGATGCACGCACAGCGGCAATTTCTAAACTGAATGATGGTCTCACCACAGAAACGTCTCAGCGCAAGTCAGAAGATGCTGCACTGTTAAACAATATTGAGACTTATAAGTCGAGCACCAATGGCACTTTGTCTAGTCTGCAAACGCAAATTAATACCAACGCGACAAATACAAGTGCAAATACATCAAAAATTTCTTCGCTTGACTCTCGTTTAACCACAAACGAAGGCAAAACCGCAGATGCGATTAATGCAGCGGCAACAGCTCAACAAACTGCCAATACCGCCGTTACTAATGCGGCAGCAGCAGCTTCGGCAGTTACCTCACTAAAATCAGAGTTGAGTACAGGCAAAGGCATCAACAATATCATTGCGCCTTTTTCTGATCCGCAAGAACTATCACCTTACATTATCGGTGCGTCGAGAACCGTTGCCTTAGTAAAATCACCAATGCGTATTAAGGGTAATGCTTATGACGTTACATTTAATGCGGTGGCTGGCAGTATTTATTTTGGTTCCTCGTCACTAGCAACAGTCAATACTGCGGCGGCAGGTATTGTCAGTGGCGGAAAGCGTTACATGCTAAGCGCTTATTTAAAGAACCTCGATGCCACTAAACAGGCAGATGTTTACTTTACATTGCATTGGTTTAAACGTGCAGCAAACGGCACTTTCACGGCTTCTCAAAGTGTTTTATTAAATCAGGCAACTAACAACACACGAGTAACACCTTCAAACGACGGCGGTACAATTAGCTGTAAAGCTGTAGCAGCACCACCAGATGCAGTTGCCTTTGCGGTTATCTGTTCTGGCAACGGCGTTTATAACGTCGCTGGTTCACGCATTCTCATTGACATGTTAATGCTTGAAGAGGTCGTTGGTGTCGATGTACCTGCTTCAACATGGACAGCAGGACCAACTGATTTAAGTGCTATTAAATCCGCTCTTGATGCCAATGCTTCTGCTATTAGCAAAATCGATACCCGTGTAACAAATGCCGAAGGCACCATTACAAGCCAAGGCAATTCAATTACTCAATTGAATAACAGCGTTACGTCAATCAATGGCGAACTTACGAAGAAAGCTGATGCTACGGCTTTAAATGCCTTAACCAACCGAGTATCGACAGCAGAAGGCACAATTACAAGTCAAGGCAATTCAATTACGTCTTTACGTAATGATTTAAACGCAACCAATGACAAGGTTTCGTCAAAAGCGGACTCAAGTGCATTAAATTCCTTAGATTCTAAGGTTACAAGCATTGATGGAAGAGTAACTAGCAATACGAGTGCTGTGACCTCATTGCAAGGTCGTGTTTCAACCGTCGAGGGTGGACTTTCATCGAAAGCAGATGCCTCGGCATTAAACAATTACTACACCAAAACAGAGGCGGATTCTGCCGCTTCTGGCGCAATCGATAAGTTCAACAGTCAATTGACGATCGGCGGAGTAAACGCTGTTGCGAACTCAGAGGCTCCACGTACTTCAACGGCAGCGACTAACAAAGAATACTTGCTGTACGAACGCAGCGCCGAATTAAAAACGTTCTATGACGAGAACCTTGAGAAGCCAATCACGATTTCGTTTGAAATGAGCGTTCCTGTGGCTGGACCAGTTCAAGTTTATTCGTCAAATGGTTCTGCTCACCAATTCGTTACTTCCGTTAACGCGGTTATCGTCAATCAGTTTGCCAAATACTCAGTAACAGTTAGTCCAAAATCGCACACGGCAAGCACAACTGTTTCAACAATTGAGTTCTACGGGACTTATGGAACTGGCCGCATCCCGACGATTCGTAAACTGCAAATTGAAGCGGGCACAAAGGCTACCGCTTGGAGTCCAAGCCCACGCGATACTCAAGCCGCACTTGATGCAAATGCGTCCGCAATTCAAAACACACAAACAAAAGTTACCAACATCGACGGTCGGCTAACCACCGCTACAGATTCGATTACGTCACTAAATTCGCGCATGTCTACAGCCGAGGGGAATATCAACAGCACAAATACGGCGGTTGGTGGACTTTCGACACGCATGGCAACCGCTGAGGGCAAGATCACCAATCAAAGTGATTCAATTGCATCGCTACAAAATAGCGTCACCTCAATCAATGGAACTTTAGCTAACAAAGCCGATTCAAGCGCAGTTAATAACTTAACTAGCCGAGTGGAAACAGCCGAGGGCAAGATTTCAAGTCAAAGCGGGCAGATTACTTCGCTTAGCAATAGCCTTGATCTAACAAACAGTAACTTGAACAACGTAAACGTTCTGGCGCGACTGTTATCGCTTGGTAAACCTCTACGCGACGATCCAACATTTAAATCAACCACAGGTGGGTTGGCTGCTTACGCCTTGCAGTCTGGCTCTTCATTTGCAAGACAAGCCAAATCAACAGACAACCCAATGGACAGCGCTTATGAAATGTTATTGCGCGCCACAACCACACTTGGTTCGGGTTGGTACCCAAACAACCCAACTGTAAACGGCGGTCCTAATAAAGCATTCTTAGTGAAACAAGTAATTAAGATGCCAATTGGCCAAAAACTCGCTGCGTTTAACAATACTTTGGGAACTGGTGGTTATGTACGCATTTTAGGTAATGCAGAAGGTACGGGTAAATTTGAAACTTATTATTCCGTTATTCAGTGCGGTCCTGATGCCAATACGGCTATTCAAGGACACTTTAGAGTAATTAACAGCTCTAATCCACCAGTGCCTTCAGCAAGCAACCCAGTTGATGTAATTCTTGCTTCATACGAAGTATTTGATGTAACGGCTGTAAACGACACCATTCCAAAGGCTTATAGCGATGCTATTGCAGCCAATGCGAATGCGATTAACACCCTATCAAATACAGTCAGCCAGCAGGGTAATACTATTACTTCCCATAGTAATTCAATTACCCAACTCAACAACAGCATTTCAAGCATTAATGGTTCTCTTGCTACCAAAGCCGATTCAAGCGCTGTGCAATCACTTGATTCTAAAGTGACACAAATTGATGGAAAAGTTACATCTAACACATCAGCGCTAACAGCTTTACAAAGCGGTTTTGATGGATTGCCGAATCAAGGCATTAACCTACTTGGCCCTGAGATTTCCAATCCTGTTGAAAAACCTACGAACTGGGTTTCAGGTTTGCCGTTTGAAGTCATTCAATCGCCAGATACTGTCAACGTTCGTGCATTTCAGTTCACTATGCCTGCAACCTTGGGCAATGGAACTTACTTCAACATCGGAGGCGGTCAAGTTCCTCGTCAATGGCTGACTGAAGGTAAATACGTTTTTAGCTTCGCTGCTAAAACAGTGGGTGGAACACCTCCTCACCCTATTCAGTGGGTGATGTACCCAGCTGACTCAACCAAGCTAACATTCAACATCACAGCAACTTTAACCCGTTTTAGCGGTGTGTTTACTGTGCCTGCTGGCGGTGCTGCCGTTTGTATGTTGTTGCTCGGGAACCCAACTGCAAAAGCCGCTGGTCAGGTTGTTAATATCGAAAGAATTATGCTTGAGCGTCAGGTTGGAACTAATACCACACCTTCGACTTGGATTGCAGGAAGTGATCCAACTGGCATGATCATTTCCACTCAAGCAAAAGCGACTGATCTGTTTAATACAGCCACTAATCAAAATAATGCAACTGCGGGGCGCGTCACTAGCCTTGAAAGTCGCATGACGACTGCGGAGGGCAGTTTAAACAAAAAAGCTGATGCTACCGCACTTCAAAATCTCGATACCAAAGTTACGAATGTGGATGGCAAGGTAACGTCAAATACCAACGCTATCACCTCGCTTAATTCCGCGTTAAGCAATGCCACATCAAGCATTTCCATGAATGCCGGAAATGCACAGAGCGATTGGACATTCTTTAACACGTCAGGCGAATACTCAATTGTTGCACAAGCGGACGGCCAAGCTGGTCGAGTTATTCAACTCGGAAATAACGCTGGCAATGATATTGTTTGGATGCATCCGAATAACTTCATTCCTTTTGACGCAACTAAGACATATCGACTCCGTGCGCGTTATCGCCGTCGTGCCGGAGCTGGAACAATTTACCTCGGCGTCTCTCAGAAAACTCCAGACAAGGCACTATATGTAACAACGGCCAACGCGCTATCGGGCGACATGGGGTCTTCTAACTATGTTATTAATGCGCACGCGCCTGCGATCGATGAATGGCAAGAAATCGTTGCGTATATCAAAGGTCGATCAGCAGGAGCAGCATCGGGTTCAGGCTCAAAAACAAGCCCACGTACTGTTTCACAACAAGCAGGCTTCATCACGCCGATGTTTATTGCAAACTATTCGGCGCAAACGGGCATTGTTGAGCTTGATTACCTAATTCTGGAAGATGCAGAGGCAATTGTTGGCAATGATGCAAATGCATCAGCGATTAGCGCTCTTGATACCAAAGTATCAGAAGTTGATGGACGCTTAACGACAGCAACAAATTCAATCACTTCGCTTAACTCTCGTATGAGTGCAGCAGAAGGGAATATCTCAGCGGCCAACTCGGCTCTAAGCGGTCTTTCAACGAGAATGACGGCTGCTGAAAATGGTTTAACCAATCAAAGTAATGCGATTACTAATTTAAGTAACAGCTTAACGGTTACAACCAATACAGCGAACGCTGCTTTGCCTAAGATTCAGGGCGGTACTGGCGCAGCTAAGTTATTTAGAGGCGTTCTTGTATGGCAGCAAAACGGCGCAAATCTAACTGGCAATATCGTAATCCAAACGCCAATTACCTTCACAGGTAAGATGTTCCGACTTTCACTTACTGGCTATAACTACTTGGCCGCTAAGAATGAAATTAATCTGAACATTGGGGGTTATGCGTACAGCGGCACAAGCATTCTTCAGCACGGCGTGGTGAACTCCGGCACCATGCCAATTCGAGTTCGCATGGGCATTAGAAACGGCACGGTAGTCGTAATTCTAACGTCTCAAGCGCCTGGTGCTTATTGGCAATATCCTAAATTCAATCTGGACGCTGAAATCGGCTACACAACCCCTCCTGATGACTGGATTAATGGTTGGTCAGCTAGTTTCATTGCAGAAGCCGATCTTGCATCTAACGGCATTTCGGCAATCATTGAGCCATCTTTGTTAGATATTTCAACAGAGATTAACGCCAATGCTTCGGCAATTAGCTCACTGTCAAATACAGTGACTCAGCAGGGTAATACTATTACTTCTCACAGTAATTCTATTACATCCTTAAATAACAGCATTACAAGCATTAATAGCTCACTTACAAATAAAGCCGATGCAAGTGCTCTAAATAACCTTTCGAATCGCGTGACAGCGGCAGAAGGGAACATTACAAGCCAAGGCAATTCTATTACAAGCTTAAATAACACGCTTACGAATAATGACTTGTCGAACCTTGTTCTCAATCCTGACTTTGTTAATCCAAAGAGTGGTTGGACGGCTGGTGTAATTGTTGATGCGACTGACGCAGCACCTAACCCGCCTTCCGCAAAAGCATTAAGACTAAATAACCGTGATAGTTATTACGGTCCTTTCGTCAAATGTAATGTCGGCGACATGTTCTATGTTTCGGCTTGGTTTGCGACGCCAAATACATCAGCAGCCGCCTCCGCCGTGCTTGGTTTGAATACACGAAACAGCGCAGGCACTTACGCTTGGTATAGCGTTGCCGTTAAGTCTACTGACAAAAATGCTTGGGGTATGGTGGAAGGTTATTTCACCGTTCCTGCGGGTATGGTTGAAATTCGCCCTTGGCTTCAAGTAAGCATTGCTGCGTCAGAAGCAGCGGGGCAGCAATGGCATGTTACGAACATTCAAGTACGTAACATTACAGGTAACAAGAAGTTAGCAAGCGACTTGCAAGCAACCTCTTCTGCATTAAGTACGCTCGATTCTAAAGTTACCAACATCGACGGTCGTTTAACTTCGGCATCAGATAATATCGTTACGCTCAACAATAGTGTATCGAATATCAATGCCACCCTCGCCCAGAAGGCAGATGCGACTGCGCTAAATTCCCTTTCTAACCGAGTAACTACTGCCGAAGGGAATATCACCAGTCAGGGTAATTCAATTACCTCATTGACTAATTCCCTAGCGGTTAGTGGAAAGGCGGGCACAAACCTTCTCGTTAAATCTAATGTGGTCGGCACTTATAACGGGACAGCTTATCCGCATTTGATTTACAGCATGGGAGAAGATTGGGAAGTAGGTGCAAAATATACGTTAATTTGGTGCGCTGAACATCAACGAAACAGCAGTGATACCAGTTCATACCTTGCAGTATATGCGGGAGGTGGAAATCAGTCGTTACAGTCTGTCGTTAATACTGGAGGTAAAGTAGTAAACAAAATTACTTTTACAAAAAGTAATTCTGGCGTTGGTAAGTACATCAATTTCTATATGATCAATCGCCCAAGTGCGGCCCAAGCATCTGTTGGTACGGTTTATTGGGCAGTTCTTGTTAAAGGCGATGTACTCACAACAGATGCTTGGATTCCAAGTCCATATGATTATATCCCCGACAGCAATGCAAATGCCGCTGCTATCGCAAATCTTACTAATACAGTAAGTCAGCAAGGCAATACTCTTACATCAAATAGCAGCAGCATTACCTCGCTCACTAATCAAATCGGTAATACGAAGTCATATTCGCTGGTGACTTTCCGTAACGGCTCTGCCGTAGGCATGCCAAAGGCGGCTGGCGTCTACACCGGAAACAATACGAGATTATATGGATTTGGGCGCGGTTTAAATCTCATTGTGTTTAAAAATGGGGATGTTGAAAGCTGTACGCAATATGACACCTATGGCGACATCGTATCTGCATGTAACGCCATCTATGCCGCTATCAAGGCGCTTTCATCGGGAACTTACTTTGCTATCGTGGGTACAGATAACGTTGGCTCAGTTGGAAATTCAAACCCAAATACTGATTTACGAGCGCTTTTACTTGCTTGTGGTTCTGGCGACACGTATTTCAAATCTTGGAACTGGAATGCTCTCCCTTTATTTGTAGGACGTAAAGACCTTGATGCAGGTAACGGTATTCTCGGTATGTTTGATTCGACTATTCCTAATCAGTGGATTGAATACCCGCTTACTTTTGTGAATGGTGTACCTGTAGGTTTAGGTGACTCTCGAACTTTGACCTCTCAACTGGACGCAAATGCTTCAGCCATTTCTTCATTGACCAACACAGTGACTCAGCAAGGTAAGGATATTGCTTCACATAGCAGTAGTATTACCTCGCTAAACAATAGCATCACCAATATTAACAGCACATTAGCAACAAAAGCAGATAGTTCTGCGCTTACAAACCTCGCAAGCCGCGTAACCGCAACAGAAGGTGCAATTACATCCCACGGCTCAAGCATTACTTCACTGAATGCATCTGTGAATGGTTTATTAAAGGATGTTTCAGTATCCGATACGCGGTCAACAAATCAGCCGCCGTCATGGTACTGGTCAAACTATCCATTACGTATCGTTCGCGAGTTCAAACAAGCATCTGTGCTAGGTTTAACTGGCATGGGCACTTATGTCTCTCTTGAAACATACGTTTATTGGACTGACGCATCTGGTGGCCCAATTATTCAAATTGCACGCGGCACAGATTCGAAACTTACTGCTGAACGTCGTAGTGCGAGTACAGCGGCATGGAGTACATGGACACAAGATATAAAAGCAATAAGTGATGGGCTTGCAAATAAGGCTGAAGCATCCGCACTTTCATCACTTGACTCGAAAGTGTCGGTTATTGATGGGAAAGTTTCTACTCAGGCCTCAAGTATTACTACACTGCAAACTACAGTTGGTGGTAATACAGCCTCTATTCAATCTCAACAACAATCAATTGATGGCCTGAAAGCAAGAGCAACATTGAAGCTGCAATCCGGCAATTTGGTTGGTGGCGTTGGCATTGAGAATGACAGCAAAACAGTCGATTTCATCATCCAAGCTAATAAGTTTGCAATTGGTGCGCCTTCAACTGTTTCCGGCTCTGTGACGCCTAAATATGCATTCGTCTATCAATCAACAGCAACAACTCTGCCGAATGGGACAGTGATTCCTGCTGGCTTGTACTTAGACAGCGCGTCTATTAGCTATATCAACGCCAACAAAATTTATGCAGATAGTTTAAGTGCTATTAGTGCAAATCTTGGTACCTTTACCTCATTGGCAGATCAATCAAAACCAAATGGTGCTAGGACTGTAATTAGTGGTGAGAGGATCGAAGTTTACGACGAAAACAATGTTATGCGTGTACGGATTGGGAGATGGTAAATGCCCACAGGAATGATAATAAATTCTGAATCAGGGGAAGTTGTTTTTGATGGAACTGTGAAGATCCCTAAAATACTAGGGAAGGTTCTAATCGAGAATGGACAAACTTCAGCAGTATTAAACCTTAACAAGCCACTTGATGGCACGATGTTTTTTATTCCAAAAGGATTAGCAACTACAGTCGATCCAATCTATGCCCCTTTGGGAATTAACTATGAAGTAAGTCTTAGTTCTAACAAGCAGGTTGTAACGGTTAAATACATCGCGACCAGTGAGCAGCCAAAAGCAGGGACTGATTTTGAAGTTTATATTGGTGAATATTGATGGATAACTATTTCTTAGTAAAGAATGACTTCATAAATGCTATTGATGATGACTATTTCAATCTTGCATTTATTAGAAAACAACGTTTTAACTTCACATCTGAACCTGGGATTACCTATTACTATCGTACTTTTGAAGTAGATATAACAGGGATAGATTTTCCTGTTATTGCAATTAGTTGTGTTTGTCCTTCTGCTTATTTAAGTATGAAAGCCAATACGCTTTCTATTGTTTGCTCAGCAAGTAATTATGATGGTGTGGCTAATTCAGTTAGCAATTTAAATAATTCATCTAAGTATTTAGATGTGTTTGTTTTTGGTCGATTGCCTAGAAGCAGTATTCCAGAACATGGTATTGGTGTAGTCTGTTTAGATGCATCAAGTAAAGTAGTTTATTACAGTGGTGCAGAGTATTTGAAACCCATAAAAATGTTTATTGATCCCAATACTTATCGACCAATGTTTAATTCAAACTACAATACTCAGGTCGAGTATTTGCCGATTGGCAAGTCTTATGCATGTATTCCCTTAAATAGAGTAAATACTGTTTATTCGGAGTGGACGCCTGAAGGTCAAGATGTCATAGCAATGTCATCAGTTTGTGCTATTGAGGGCAATACTATTACTTATACCTCAAATCAGGTGCAAGTCGCACAAGATATTAGTGCTGTTTACAATGGATATTGTAGACATATGTACATGTTAATCGATGTATCGAACTATTAATAAACCTTTAATTATCAGCACCCAATTCGGGTGCTTTTTTATTGCCTACGATCTGGAGGATGGCATGCATGAACGATCAGACAAATAGTGTAGTTGGAGCAGCTGCAAGCACGGCTGCCGCGACTGCAACAAAATTCACTTATGGTTATGTAGTGGGAGGGAGCTTGATCGGTGTTATTGGCAAAATTGATTGGGCTGTAGTCTTTTCGATTTTAATCGGTATCGCAACCTTTCTGACGAATCTCTATTTCAAAAAAAGAGATGATAAGCGTAAGGATGAGATTCACGAGCTACAAACGAAGCAATATGAGCTAACTAAGAAACGATTGGAAGGGGGTTCAGATGACAAGCGAACAGACTAGAGCTTATCTGGCTTTTGCACTTGTGGCGTTAATGTTCGTACTGGTTATTGCTTTATTTTTTGTGAATATGCCACGTGAGAACAGCAATTTAATTAATACAGCATTGGGTTTCATTGCGGGGGCAATGACAACTGCCTGTGGATTCTATTTCGGAAGCTCTGACCAGGAAAAGAAAAATAAAACTGAGGAATCAACTGAGCAGTAATTAACTTAACTCTAAATGCCGCCTACGGGCGGTTTTTTTATAACTGAAGGAAAACGAAATGAATATCGAACAATATCTTGAAGAGTTGATCAAGCGTGAAGGTGGATACGTAAATAACCCGGCAGACCGTGGTGGTGCAACTAAGTATGGAATTACTGAAGCAGTTGCTCGAGCAAATGGATTCAAAGGTAGTATGCGAGATTTACCTCTGGATGTGGCCAAAGCAATTTATCGCAAAAACTATTGGACTGCTCCACGTTTTGATCAGGTTAATGCAATTTCCTCTGCTGTAGCTGAAGAACTTTTAGATACTGGTGTGAATTGCGGTACCGGCTTTGCAAAACCTCTTTTACAACGAGCTTTGAACTTACTAAACAACCAAGGAAAAGCTGGATATGCAGATTTAGAGGTTGATGGTGTTTATGGATCTGAAACTCTTAGAGCTCTAAAAACCTATCTGTCAAAACGAGGGAAGGAGGGAGAAAAAGTCCTGGTGCGAGTGCTCAATATTATGCAAGGGCAACGTTACATTGAAATCTGTGAGCGCAACCCTAGCCAAGAACAATTTTTCTATGGCTGGATTGCTAATCGGGTTGTTATATGAAAGCCTTTCCTTGCAAACGATCAAGGATAGCTTCCGTAATTACATTGCTGTGCATCCTTTTTTCAGGTTGTACAGCACATTCGATCAAAAATAATATTAGAGTCAGCATTTGCGTACAGTGTGTTGTTAATTGACATTTTGTACCAACCGGCAGAAGTTGGCCAATCATTCTGCAGTATTTGGCCAACTCATCAATTTTAATACAAGTTATTGAAAAATATTAATCATGATAAAACCAACAAGATTTTTTGATTGGCAATTTATTACAAAAAAACCTATTCAGTTCTAGTCTCTTTAAAGATCTTTTCTAGCAACTCAAGCATTTCATCTGAAAGATCTTTTCTTATAATCCACTCAGTTTCAGTAATTTGCCAAGCTACCCCATGAGTTGTATTAAAACTTGGCGTGGGTACATGTGCATCTCCCTTATGTTTATCTGCTGGTGCAAACTTTGCTAAAGGCATTCTTATTCGTGCAAGCTTTAATTTTAAAGAATTAATTTCAGGCTGATATTGCTCATAAATAGCCATTTCTGGCTTTTTTTTAAAATCTCTATCATTTAGAACCCTAACTATTTCATAGGCTCCAAATAACCAAAGAGTTGCTTGCGACAAATGTTCAATAGTATATGCATTAAAATCTAAATCACCCTTATCACCTTTCATAAGGTTTTTTATAATAATTTTATCTAAAAACACTAAGCGTGAGTCCAACCTCCCTAAGCTTTGGAATGTGGAGATAAAAAAAGGCTCTACTTTTCCTAGTGCAAAAGAAGCCTTGACCCATCTATTTAATCGGTCTTCATCAATAAGACTCATATATGCTAAGGCAAATAAATGCGCCATTTCTTCTTTTTGATCTATCATGCTATGCCCACTTAAAAATAATATTAGAATATAGGATAACTTGTATTTTTTGAGACAGTGATGTGACTAGCGAATTAATTAAGATTTACAACCATGCGGATTCTCGTGTTGCAGATCTATTAGCAGATCTAGATAAAAACGGAGAGGTCACAAAAATTTATGACCTTAACGGCAATGAATTGAAAATTAACTTCTTGCGTGACGAAGTTTATTATAAAAAAGTCTGGTGGAAGTTCCAGAAGAAACAATTAATCGTCTGAGGTTAGATAATCTGTTTTATGTTTCTCAATAGTTTCATAAAATTCACTCGAAATATCACTATTCAAAATAGCCTTGAAAATTTCTGCGAGTGCTTCTTTATAAGTTTCCGCGTCAAATCTGATTTTTAGTAAAGGGCACTCTACTTGCCACTGTTGTTTTTCTTCACTCCAAATTATTAGGAATGAATGCTGTAATACATCATTTGAAAATTGTTCAACTGTCTTCATTTTTATTCTTCCCGTTATATAGACTTTTTCAAATTCATCCTATCAACTTGCCCAGCTATCTACAATATTAGCCCAGTCCTGTAGCATTTTTCGTCTGCTTTCAAGGTATTTGGCATGGTTGTATGTAGCTCGGGTTTTATTACCATCTGCATGCGCTAATTGTTTTTCAATCCATTTGTCATCGTAATCCTTTTCATTTAACAAGGTTGATGCAGTGGCACGAAAGTCATGAGCAGTGACATCAGACAAGCCAATGTAATCGAGCATTTTATTCATTGTAGTAGCGGAGAGCATCCCATCTTGATAGATGGCTGGAAAAACATATTCACGATTACCAACAATGTTACGTTGTTCTTGAAGAATATTAAAAACTTGGTCAGACATAGGAACGATATGAATACGTTTCTTTTTCATCATCTCTTTTGGGAATGTAATTGTTCTAGCTTCAAAATCAACATATTCCCATTTCATGCGGCGGATCTCGATAGTCCTGAGCATAGAGTAGAGCATTACAAGGCCAGCATTTTTAACTGTAGTAGATCCACCATAGCTATTTAATTTATTTCTAAGTTGCACAGCCTCATATTTTTCCATGGGTCTGGCATGTTCTATTTCGGGACGTTCTACAACGTTTTTAACGGCATAGGTTGGATCATAGTCGGCTCTAAGTGTGGCGATTGCATAACGCATTACGCCGCCAATAAAAGTACGATTTTGAATTGCTGACACTTCGCCAGTACCATGGTTTTTTTGACGCTTAACTCGTGCAATCGTCTTTTTCATGATAGTCAAAACGTCTGCTGAGGTGACTTCTTTAATATCCTTATCACCAATAACTTTTAAAATATCTTTATCTAAGGCGCGTTGAAAAGCTTCTTGATACCTTTCTGAACGATTATTTAATTTTTCTGCTTTATATTCTGCAGCAACATGTTTAAAGAGAACCCTATTGTCATACTCATCAGATTTAGCCTTTTTTTGGTTTTCTTTTTCTTCAACTGGATTTATACCGCTTGCAACTAAAGATTTAGCTTCATCTCTTTTAGTACGGGCTTCAGCTAATCCCACAATAGGGTATTCACCTAAGCTCATCATTTGTGTTTTTTTGAGCCATTGAAAACGATAGCGCCAATACTTCTTGCCATTAGGTTTTATTTCAACACACAAACCATCGGAATCACCAAGCCTATAAAGCTTTTCTTTCGGTTTTGCACTTCTGATTTTTGAGTCGCTTAACATGAAATCTTGAGTATCCGTTTCGATTTTTAGGGCCAT